AGCAGTTACACAAAGTTTGGGAAACTCCCGACCTAATAGATATGGTAAAGCCTTTCAATGACTTCATCTTGAGTCATGCCAGCCTCATTGAATATAAATACTTCAATATCATTCATAGCAGCCCGTAATCTTTTTTGACTGACTTGGATATATTGCAATGTCACATCATCTGATGATCTTGATGCTCTGTGATTAATCAGTCTCTTAATAACTGAGATATTCAAATTCAAATCATCTGCTACTGTTGAAAATGTTCTACGCAAATCGTGAGGTGTGATATGAATGCCTGCCAGCTTACCAATATTCGTGTATTGCTTTGATATATCAGTAAGATTGCCATCACACTCTTTTATCCGTGAAGGGAATAGCCACGGCTCATCTTGCTTGTACTTATTACGATTATTGAGCATAGCGACCATCACTTTACCAAGCGGTACACTCAAAATATCGCTATTCTTTGTATCTAAAATAGTCATACAGCCGTGCTGTAAATCTATTGAATCCCAGCGCAAAGTATAGTTCTCGTTGGCGCGTATTCCTGTACATAAAAATAGCAGCATGATATCGCGGGCATTATTGCTATGCGGCATCATATTGTGAAAATCCTCACTCTTAAAATCTAGCAGTACCTTCACGTAATGACCCATATTGTCATCACTCAGATGTCTGGTGCGCGGCTTAATAGTATTCCACGCCTTTTTAGCAGTCAGTATCTCAACGGGGTTTGGCTTAATGATTGGCATTTCATTTTTATCTAAAAAGCTGAGCCGTGAAAAATTCCATATTGCACTAAGCGCTCTAAATGTACCATTGGCTTGAGATAAGCTATGCTTGCTTAACTCTAAATGCTTATTAGTGATATCGCCTTGCATAATGTCATTCATAGAAATATCTAGCCAGCATTCTAAGTTCCTATTTATCTGACGATTATAAGACTTGATAGACGAAACCTTGAGGGTTGGCTTACTCGCTAAGTAATAAGCATAAGCCTCTCTTAGTGTAGGGGCGGTCAATTCTGGCGCTGGCTTGTCGAATGGATCAATCCCTTGCATAAGGTCGCTTATGATAGACATCGACCTGTCACGAGCATCTTGTAGCGTTATATGAGAGCAGTCACTAAATACTTTGCGCTGTAATTTACCATCGATGCGCTTGTTAACTAGATAGCTTTTTGACGTCTTATTAGTCCTTACAGCAAAACCATTCACAACCTCATCTTGATAGATGACTGACTTGTCAGAGTAGTCAAGGCTGTCGATAAATTTCTTTGTGAACTTGATTTTAGCCAGGTCAGCACTGCCAATTTTGTTATATGTTGCATAGCATGATAATAGATATTTACTAAAATGAGAAGTATACGCAAAGTATACCTAGAGAGGGGTTAGGGGGTTTAATACTAGCCAGCTAAAAACAGCAGACAACAAAAAACCCCGTAAACATTACGCTTGCGGGGTTTGAATTTGGTGGGCCCAGTAGGACTTGAACCTACGACCAAAGGATTATGAGTCCGCATATAAATGTATCACTCAGTTTACTGCAGTTAACTTTACAATCAAGTTATGTAAGTAATATCAGTTACTTAGGTTTATTGACTGCAAAAAAGTATCACTCAGTTTATGGCAATTTACTTCATATGTGATTACTATATGATTACTTTTTACAAAATAGATTAGTAATCACATGGAAGCCAAACTAACCACTGCAAAAATTGAAAAGCTAGATCCGCAGGACAAACAATACTTCGTCTGGGATGTGAAGTTTACAGGTCTAGGCTTACGCATTTCACCTGGAGGCAGTAAAGCATTTATCTATCAGGGTAGGGTTGGCGGTACCGGCACACCTAAACGTATCACCTTGGGTAAATTTCCTATTATGAGTTTGCAAGATGCTATCGATGCTGCATCTGAGGCTAGTAAACAGTTAGCATCTGGCATTGATCCAAGTCGCACCAAAGCCGACAACCTAGCTAAGAATAAAGCCTTTGCGCGCGAGCAAGTACGCAAGCAGCTGACTTTTGGTGACCTGTTCACGCACTATATCGACACTCATAAATCTGAATGGTCAAAGACTTATCTTAATGATCATTATCAAGCGGCGCGCCCGCACTTGACAGACAAGCCTTATATGCCTCAGCCAATTGGTAATATATGGGAAGTGTCACTTGCTGAGCTCACGCCTGATTTCGTTGAAACGTGGATTCGTAAAGAAAATGAGACACGCGCTACTACAATGGCCAAAAACTTTCGTATGTTCAAAGCCTGTGCGAATTGGGCAGAGGATACAGACAAGTATGCAGGGCTGATACCCAACAAAACATACAACAGCCGCAAGGTTAATAAGTCTGTGCAAAGTGTGCGTGCTCATAAAGGCGCATTACAAAAGCAGCAGTTAGAAACTTGGTTTGGCGTAGTCGACCAAATTGATGAGGTACAGCGGGCAGCTTTAATCTGCATGTTGATGAACGGATCTCGCCCAGGTGAGATGCTGCAGCTTAAATGGACTGACATAGATTTTGAATGGAATACTATTAAGATTGTCGACAAGGTTGACCAGTGGGAGCGAATTATTCCACTGACGCCTTTTACCAAGCAAACAATACAAAACTTGCCGCGTGTGAATGAATTTGTTTTTGGGAGTAAAGTAAAGCAGGAAGGATATATTGAAATTACCAAGAAATATCGGACGCTGCTTGTAGAGAGTGGGTTACCAAGCCTGCCGCCAAAAGCCATGCGCAAATCATTCAGGACATTGTCTGAGTGGGTAGATGTACCGCGTGGAATAGTAAACCAAGTCATGGGCCATCGTCCAAGTGCAATTGATGAGAAGCACTACGTAGATAGACCCATTGATTTGTTGAGAATGTGGCATGGGAGGATTGAGCAATTCATACTAAAAGAGGCCGGTATAAATACCGACCATCTTTATGATTAAAGGTCCAACAAATTACGTATGTCACGCATACGCCAGTAAGGTGTGCCATTGATACGCTTTGGTTGTATTGGCCCATTGCTTTGACTGGACCAATTACGCAACGTGGCTGCACTATAACCAAGCATACTGGCAGCATAGATATGATTTACGTGCGGTGCACCCGCATAGATGGCGGTATGCAAAAGCTTTTCGCCATCGTAATTTAGCTCTTTAAAAGCAAAGGTAACGAGCTCACGACCACGTTTACCAGACTTCTTGAGCGCTTCAACATCAATATCAGTTTCAATTGTGGCCATTGGTAGTCACCTCGCTTAATGGGTAAGAGTTTATCAAGTAGTCACGTAAACGAATTGCCTCATCTTTTGGTAGTTTGAGTTCTGCATTATCACAACGTAGCACCGCTTGGCTTTCCGTATGTAGGGTTGCGTTCCCTAGCGTTACGCTTAATGAGTCGTCCATCCAGCGCCATGCTGACATTTGTTCTTTACGCTCGTGAATACCTAGCGCTTTATTGCGTTGGTAGATGAATGGCGGTAGTTCAGAGTTATTACTCACAGTCGCTCTCCTTGCTTGCGCCACACGTCTCACAAACGCTTGGCCATCCCAAATCAACTTCTAGCAGCTCAGCGGCTAGGGCTTCCATTTCTTCTTCTGTATGTGTTGTCATAGTCCGACTTCCTTAGCTGTGAATGGCTCGCCTGTTTTTGGATTGATAGCTATCGCAAAAGGCCACTCCATATCAAAGTCATGATTGACAACAAATTTACCTGAATCGTGGTTGAATCCTACAGCTACCCAATACTGACGGTCATGTTCTAGTGCTGCTTCATCAGATATGTCACTAACAATTACAATGGTTAGCTCGTTGTTCTTCTCAAGCATGGTGCGACATAGATCGCTACCCTTCAGCGGCTCATGACCAGGACAACCACCACCAAAAACATCAAACCCTTCGCAGTCGTCGCCAGCTGGCATAACCGTGTGACCCTTGGACAATAATTTTTTTAGTTCAATTCTTGCTTCAGCGTCAGATAAGGGCTTACCGTTTTCGTCCTGCAAAAAGTCGATAGTGCCGACGCGGTTGTTGCGTAGGCATCCTGCTATCGATTGCTTCATGTGAAAAATGGTCATTATTTTTATCCTTCACGCATAAATGCGTATGTAAGAGTTATCAAAATCAACATCGTCGTGTCCTTTCGACATTTTGTCTGCCATCTGTGCGGCAAGGTCAACGATATTCTCTTTTGCTATTTCGGTTTCTGTGGCCCATTCGAGCTCAGCAGGTTCAATACTTTTATCAAACTTAAAGAGCTTGACACCTACCAAGTAGCGGCGCGGGTTCTTAAATATCTGATAGCTATTCTTTAACCAATCGCCACAGCGAATCACGTTCTTACGTATCGTTTCATCGTCTGTTTCTTCCTTGAACGATAGCTGCATGTAGCCAGTAAATTCTTTGATAAATTCGCCAGCTTCACGTTTTTGTTGTTTCGCCTGATTACGTTTTTTAACTTTGGCAGCTTTGCGCTTGTCACGGTTTTTAAGTTTTGGCATTGTTGATACCTCAAAATGGAATCAAGTCGTCAGCTTCTGACTGACTTGTAATTGGTTTATAGCTAATGACCTTTGGCATGTTTGGCGTATTGCCGTATTGATACTTTTTAACCTGCCAAAATTTGCCTTGCGGATCACGTTGGCACATGATGCGAGTTGGTAGAGCGATAGTGCCTTGACTTGGATCATGGATAGTCTCAAGCGCTTCGTCTACGGTAAATGGCATGTCAGCATGTGGCATATGGTCGGTCCACCATTGGCAACCCATACGCAAAGCAAAGCCTTCATGTTCAAAGCACTTCCATTCGCTAATTGGTTCTTCTAATTCGCTGTAGAAGTAATCAATCCGCATGGTTGGCGGTTTACCATTTTTGCCAGGGTGTTTGTAATAGCCAATTTGCTGCACATCAAACCATTCTTCAGGCGGCGCTTGAAAACCGTGCAAAGGCATTGCTTGACCTGCTTTGAAACCGTGCGGGTCTTTGCTATCACTTGGCATGAAAGCGCCACACTCTTGGCACTCATCAAGATGAATAGGGTTAGGGTTGCCGCAATCAGGACAATACTTGAACGGAGCACCTTGCTCAGTCGTGCTGTTTTGCTTATTACGACCTTTGATCAAGTTGACTGGACCTAAGTCACGAGTGGTCGACGTATAGTCCAGCCACAAGCAATCCTTTTTACCGTCAGCTATTCGCATACCACGTCCTGCAATCTGTACGTATAAGACTGGCGACTTGGTAGGACGGAGTAGGGCTATAAGGTCAGTCTCAGGCGCATCAAATCCAGTGGTCAAACAAGCCACATTCACTAGGCAGTCGATACCGTCAGGGTGCTCATGTGGCAGCTTATAATCTAGCAATATGGCATCACGTAGGCTTGCGCGTGTCTTGCTTGTGACGATACTTGCCTTGATAGTGCCACGGCTTTTTATCTCATCAAGCACTGCTTGAGCGTGAGCAATGGTGACGCAGAATACGAGCCACTTGTTACGCTCACCGCCACGAGTAAACATATCATCAACTGTTGAGCGAATAATGGTAGGATCAATAACCGCGCCTTCCAAGTCTTTGATCACATAATCGCCGCCAGCAACTTTGACGTTGGTTGTATCGATAGTTTCAGGGGTGGCAGTATCAATAATAAGCGGGGCAAGATAGCCTTGTTCCAGTAATTCATCCATCGATACGCGCGTGGCAGTACCTTTAAATAAAGGGTCCTTACCTTGCCATAGCCATACACCATCACCGCGAAAAGGCGTGCCAGTAAAGCCGATAACACAGAGATAAGGACTGCCAAATTCTTTTAGATTACTGATAAAGGTACGGTACATACCCGCATTGTCAGTATTGACGTTATGACACTCATCAACGACCAGTAGATTGACCGTGCCAAGCTCATGAGCTCGTTTTGCAATACTGCCAATGGTTGCAAAGATGATTTGGCTTTCTACGTCTTTTTGACCTAATGCAGCACTGCAAACACCCGCTGGTGCTTCGGGCCATATTGCACGCAACTTGTCTAAGTTTTGCTGGCATAGTTCCTTACTTGCGACACACATAACAATGCGCGTCTGTGGGTACTGCTCAATAGCACGTCGGCAAAATTCAGCAATGATGATCGACTTACCGGCACCGACACAAGCATCGACAACAGGATTGCCGTCAGGGTGACGATTCAGCCAATCGTACAATTCAGTGAGCGTGCGCTCTTGGTAGTTTCTTAGCTTATACATTATTATTTCCTTGTATTTCTGCGTGAGTTTCCCAAAGCGTTGGCTCTTTGATTTTGATTTCTGTCATCTGGTCGCAGTGGTGACACTTTGTTCTTTTCTTGTTTTCAAGTCTGCGAGCGACTATCTGATTGCGAGCAAAATCACGCTTGGTGTCTTCCGCGTATTTATCCAATCGTTTAGCCCAGTCATCTAACGCATCTGAATAGCCCATGATTGCATCAAACGGATCAAGCACTACCTCGCAATCTCTACAAGTTATTTGTTTGTTGGCTCTATCGATGTTGATGCTGTTGTGCTCGCATGACGTGACAACTTGATATTCTTTTTTCTTAAACTTAATGATACTCATAACTTCCCCTCATATTCTGCTTGGCTAACAATCGAGCCGTTGCCGTTGTTCACGTAGCAATCACTGTCACCTGTGCGGCAGTACCAAACTACAGTTGCGCCAAGTGCTGTTTCTTCAGCTTCTAGCACGCTTAGATTTGGCAGCAATTGCGGTACCCATCTATGTTCGCTACAGCCTTCTAACTGTTGCTCGTAGGGCAATGTGCTATTACGTAGCTCGCACAACCATGAGCCATCATCTTGTGGCGTACTGTGTATGCAAGTACGGCAATTGACGTTTGGTAGCGGATTAGGAATAACATCGGCACCGCCATGGCAATAGTCAGAGTAGGGACAGAATTTACACTCGAACCAATCGGGCTTATCACTGATTCGCATTGGTGGTTCTTCAGCAAAGATGATGCGACGGGCGCGGTCAATGTAATGATCAGCTTTCGCTTTGTCGTACTCGATGCGCTCTGCGTAAAGCGTGTCATCATTCTTATTCTTAGCAAGATAAAACGCGCGCGTAAGGCCAAGGCCTTGCATATAGACTTGCACCTGTGCAAAGTGCATCGGTTTTGACTTCTCAACGCCGTCCTTTAGTAACAGCTTGAATGATTTATCGTTATGCGTTTTAAACTCGCATAAGTGCCAAGTTTTAGGTGCTTCCTTGATGCCAATAGCGACGCCATCCGCATGACCGCGAAAGTGTCCGCCATGGAATTGCACGCCAAACTGTTGGCCAGTACGATCATCTATCTCATAAACTTCAATACCAGCATCGGTCATATTTTTGACCATGCGCGGTTCTTCTAAGTGACCAGTTTCAAACAAGCGTAGCAAGCGGCCGTCAAATTCTTCAAAATGAACCCAGCGGAAGTCGTACCACAATTGACGGGCGCATGACTTGCCAATGATAGACCCCCCAAGGTAACGTCTTGGTGAGTCGCTATGCTTGGCTTTGATGCCGTCATATAAGGCGTCAACTGTGGTCGGTGGGGTGTGCTTGGTTAAATCAGCCATTGGTTTTGCCTCCATCAAACAAGTGCACGTTTGAGCTTCTATACTTGCGCGTGGAATTCTTATCGTCTGCAAGTTTGCCCGTCATGTTTTTGGCCTTGCGGTGAGGGTTGTACTTGAGCCAAAAATCACCGGCTATCGTCGATACCTTGTTTTTTTTGGTTTGATTCGTTTGTAGAGCCATCGTTTCATTCCTTATGTTCGTTTTAGTTTGCGTTCATTTTGAGGTGCCAACTGGTTCGACTGTGTGATTAACTACACCCAATTGACACATAAAAATAAAGGCGGGTAAGCGGTGGACTGCTTACCCTAGTGTTTTACTAAGGCTGGAAAGTACCAACGTAGATTGGTGTTTCTTTTGGCAAGATGTCTGTCACCAAATCAACAAAGCGCTGTGCTGCATCGTTCAACTCTTTTTGCTGAGCAACGATGCGCAAGCTAAGACCAAGGCTATCGCCATCGGTTATGATGGCTACGCGAGCAGTGACCACCACTTCGGGTAAGTCTTCATATAGCGATGTGGTCATGTGAACAAAGCGTGGCAGACGAATCGCTGAATCCGCTTCAATGCGCTCAAGTGCCGACTTACTAGCATTTAAATCACCGACGTTACTGGTCATTTCTTTAGCAGTCTTGACGGTCACGCTGCGAAATGCTTTTAGCGCATGGCTGAAGCTCATGTTGCTAGATTGCTCGCTGTCTTCGTCTTGATCACTGAAGGTTAGGCAGTGGGCATAGTCTTGAATGAAGTCAACTATCTTGGCTTGTGATACACGGCTAAGGCTGCGCAAGGCGTTAAATTCGTCAGTGATAGGAAGTACCAAGTTGGCAACATCGTCGGCATGACCTGCTTGTTCTTCGTCGCCCAAATTAAAGATAGCTTGGCAGCGCATTGCTGACAGGTTGGTTTTATCGACAAAGCATTTATCTACAGTCTTACGGTCAGCAACGTATTGTGCGAAGCTTTTGCTTGATTCAGTGTCATAACGACCACGAAAACGATTACGATGCTCTTGGTATTCTTCAGTGTCTTCTAAGCGAAAACCTTCAGGGACGCTGACCAATGATGGTGCATCAAGGTTTTCTAACGTCATGTCTTGCATGCGGGCAATATCAAAAACAGTTTGTGCGCAGTTTTTATTTAGGTCTGGCATTGGTTGTGCTCCGATTGATTAATTGAGTTATCCGGAATTTCCGGATAGGTGAGGTCTATGTGATTTCCCATAGACCTTTTTTAAATTTATTCAGCGTTGAATAAGTCTTTTTGCGTTTCAGGGTAAGTTGATAGCACACCGCCTTTACCAACATACATAAGCGTGTCGCCAGGAGTGCTTTCTGAGCGGAAGCCTTTTTTCGCTTTTGGTGCTTTATAGACCAAGGCGTAATCAAGCTCGACCTGACTGATATTTTTAGACGGCGCCAATTTAATCTTTAGCGTGATTTCACCACCGGCTTCATGAGCAATAACACTTTCGGCAACGTCTGATAGTACGTGTCCGAGCTGTGCTGCCAATGTGCCGCCGTTTACTTCACCGATGAAATTTTCTACGTTGGTTGAGATAGTCATTTTGGTATTTCCTATTTGTTTTTATTAAAGAATGAGGTGTCCGTTACGGGATTTCCCGCAACGGATTTTTACTTACTAACCACGCTGCCAAGGTGGTAAATCACTTTGAGCTGCTGCAGGTTGCTGCGCTGAGGTTGGTTGTCCTTGTGCAGTCACTTGCGGTTGTGCGCTAAACTGTGGGCGACCACCACCAGCGATGGCAGCAAACTTTTTAACTTCATTGCTTGGGTCGTATTGGCCAGTCTTGTCTATACGGATAGACACTTTGATTTCCATCGGGATACCGTGTAAATCGCTGCTGTCTTGTACTGAGCTCTTACCGCAAGCGCTAACCAGTTGGGCCATTTGTTTGCGTCCAATCTGCTGCGCTATCTGATTGCTGTTGCGTAGCGTAATATCTTGAAAGATGAGGCGACCAGCGTGGGTGCCGTCAATGATTTTTAAACCAAGGCTTAAACGGTTGCCTGAGCCTGAGTTGTTTTCTTTAATCTCAGAGCGGGTGATTTCAGCGGTATAAGTACCGGCTGGAATTGGGTCGAAATCGCTTTTGTGAGCGTCTTGGATTTCGGTTTGGTCGAACTGCATGTCTAATAGAGCCATGATTAAATTCCTTGAGTTTCGTTAGTTTCGATACTGGTTTCAGTTTCGGTGGTTTGTGTTACTTGGGTTTGTTGCTGACTGCCACGAATTTTCGCAGCAATAGCGGCTAAGTTAGGACGTTCATTTACATCAAGCTTTCCGCTTCTATCCTTGGCTGGGTACTTGGTATCAGCTCGGGTTTGCAGGTAGTGCAGCGGATTGCCGTGCTCATCTTTATCGACTCGCATTAAAAACACTTCATCGAAAAAGTAGGGGACGTTTGCGCTAAGCTTTTGACCGGGGAACATTGGACGATAGCGGATAACCTTTGCATCATCTTGATAGGCCTCCAACTTGGCAGCGAAGTACACATTACGAGGTAAGTCACGGAAGGCGCGAATAGCGTCCTCTACCTTTTCCTGCATGTCGCCATAAGCAGCTCGGGGATCCTTGGATTCCTTTTTCGCTTTGTTCAGCACGACTTCTGCAATCTCGCTGATTGAGTCGAGGCAAATCCAGTCATAAGATAAGCCCTGCTCGGTCTCGGTTAGCCAGCGGTATGCTTCCATTAGGTCGCCAACTGACTCGATAGTGACTACATCGATATCTGCTTCACCGATTGATAGCAAACCAGACTCAGCACTTAGAATGATGGTCTTGCTATGGTCGGGCGTGGTCGCACAAAGTACGGTCTTGCCAGCACCTGCTTGTCCGTAGACAAGGACCTTTACGCCGTTGGTTTGTGCTTGTTGGCGCGTGGTTGTGAGCTTAATTGCCATCTTGGGTAAACTCCTGCATTTCACCGTTAATTAATTCTTGCTGTGCGTCAGCTTCACCAAAAGTGCAAACCGCACACATGCCCATATCTCGAATGGTGGGAACCTGACCGCAGCAATCGCACTCAGCTTCCCAGTCAGCTACGTCAGTCATTAGCTTTTCGCTCCAGCTTATTGATCAGCTTGTCAGCTATAAGAACTGATAGAGAACAAAATTTATCAGCTTCATGCTCTTGAACAGACTCACAAGTGCTTAGAAAACCCTGTAAGCACATAGCAGCTATCTGTTCTCGCTTAGTAAGCGTTCGCTCGCTAATTACTTTTGATTGCTCCAATATCGCCATGTTTGCGATATTGCTTGAGCTAACACCGCTCATTTAGCCTCCACTGACACGCTAGGCTTGGCAGGTTTGGTGGTCATGTACTGCGCCATGACTGGTACCAAGTCGCCTCGCATTGACTCTAGCGAGCGTAAGTTTTTGGTATCAAGCGATGGCTTCCACTTGACGCATTTCTTAATCTCATCGGGCAACTTGTCCCAATCTGATTGGATGGCGCTATCATCCAGTGAGCGAGTAAGCTTACCGACGGTCTTAACTTTGAATAAATGACCTTCAGCGTTTGTAGTCCCTTCATCAGAGACACCTACCAACTCGGTTATTTGAGTTTCGATATTCAAGCGACGCTCTTTGGCGTGGGCTTCAGCTTCTTTTGCTTCTTGCCAGTGGCGAGCTAAGACATCAATCTCGTTATCCATAACTGGCGCAACTGGTGAGATTTCAGTTGGTACGAAAGCGTTGTTTGCTTTAGCAGCTTGGGTGATAAATGCGTTCATAGTTACGTTCCTTTTGATTTGTTACTTCGGTTTGTTTTGCGCCTACTGTTCACTGTAAGCGCGTCTTAATACTTCGTTTGCATGTTGATTGGCTTTCTTAAAATCGTCGCTGGCAAAATCTATGTAGACTTGATCAGCGGGGCTTATATAAGTGTCACGGATGCTATCTTTGTGAATCTCGATAGCAGCTTGGTCATTAGCAGCTTGTGTGGCACAAGCTCTTGGCAGTAGCACTGTTAAAGGCGCTATGATGATTGCTATAAGCAATACGATTATTGAGCGTTCCATAACTTGGTCCTTGTTAGTTGCTTACTGCATACGACTGGCGTACCAATCGCATGTATGTAAATAACTAAATTTGAATACTTGAGCTGTTAAATAGTTTTAGTGATTTCTCACAAGGCGTTTGCCCTTTCGATGAATTTGATTATAGGTACACCGATATTACAAGTCAAGCTTAATATCGGTAAATATCGGTAAATTTATAAAAAATATCTATATACCTATATATTTAGGCACAAAAAAACCACCTCTAGGGTGGTTTAGTAATACATAAATTTTTAGTTTCTATAACCTCGTACAGTGCACCGACAACCCTCTATAGGCTCAAAGAAATGCTGATCGAACGCACGATCTAATTCACCATTCAAAATATTAAAACCTTTACCGCTGATATCTAAGCAAGGCTGAGTTGCGTAATTATCATTAACCATATCAAACTGACCTTGTTTGAAATAGTCATCTTCTTTTAACTTGGTAAGTGCGTCAATTCTAGGCTTCATCAGTGCAAACCATGATTTATAGTATTTTTCATTATTCCATCTATCGTCATCAATCTTGCAGAATTTACCAGCTTCTACTTTGTACTGCTCATCCACCAACTTATAAATATCGCTGAATTCTTGCGGCTTAAGCTTTTCTTCTAGCTCATAGAAAAACTGCAGTATATCGACATTGGCAAACTTAAAGCGTACTGGGCCTGAAGCTAGTTTGTTGCCAGCTACAATACCAAAGCGCTCTTCTAGTCTATGTTTTTGCTCATCGTTAAAAGCGGTTTGGTACCACCTTTGTAATCCGAAGAACTCAATTAAGCCACCATTGATATTTTTATCAATAGCAAAGGTTTCTAATGGCGGTAATTCGGTCGGTAGTTTAGGCTCAGGAACTGTAGAGGGAATATCCCGGGGTTGAGGGTATTCTGGCTGTATTGTCGCTTGCTGATGATGCGCGTTCTGATGCTTAGGCAGGTCTTCTTCTAAGCCTCCGCATTGCGAGCAGGTCCATTTGCCAGCAATAGGTTTGGTAAGAACGTGATAAATAGCTACAAATGCCCAGCCGATTATCCATATACCAAGGCTGAATATAGCTAGTACAAGATGCATCAACCAGTGAATCTCTTTGTTATTTCTATAATGTAAAGTGGATCTGCCATCGTTCGGACAAAATATTACTTTCTGTTGTACCTTATCTGCCATATCGCTCGCCTGAATATATAAATTAGTAATTTACTCGACTTTAACCGATTGGTAACTATTCGGCAACTGTTCACAATGTATATTATGACCTTAATTAAATATATAAGCACAAAAAAACCCGCTCAATGGCGGGTTGGGTGTGGGTTAGGTAATAAAAAACCCACCGTGGGGTGGGTTTCTAGAAAGTTAAAAGTAATAAAATTTTGTGTTGCTACTCGAGTTTTATAGCAAGTTGGTGTATCATACCTACGTAGAGGAGTAGTGACATGAATATAGAAGCAGTAGATTTGTTCTGTGGTATAGGTGGCCTTACAGCAGGCCTCATAAAATCTGGTATTAAAGTGAAAGCAGGCTATGATATTGAGCCTGACTGTCGTCATGGCTATGAGTATAACAATAAAGCCGCCTTTGTACATAAAGATGTAGCAGACGTCACGGCAGATGAAATTAAAAACTGGTACTCAAAAGGTGCTATTCGTCTTCTTGCTGGCTGCGCTCCTTGTCAGCCTTTTTCTACATATAACCAAGGTAAAGATACAACTCTAGATAAGAAATGGCCACTTCTTTACCACTTTATGAGGTTAATTGAAGATGTCCGCCCTGAACTTGTAACTATGGAAAATGTACCAGATGTTACTAAGCATAAGGTGTATCATGATTTTGTTGCCAAGCTTGAAGAGTTGGGTTACACCGTATCGGCTAATAGAGTAGATTGTATACAGTATGGTATACCACAAACACGTAAGCGTCATGTGCTGTTAGCTAGCTTACTATCTAAAGATATTAAACTTATACCTCCAACACACCTTAAGCCAGTGACTGTAAGAGATGTAATTAAAGATTTGCCTGTCTTATACTCTGGTAAGAAAAATAAAGAAGATCCGCTGCATATATGCTCAAAGCTCAACGAGCTTAATATGAAGCGTATTAAAGCATCCAAGCCAGGTGGAACATGGAAGGACTGGCCAGAAGAACTGATTGCTAAATGTCACGTTAAAGAATCAGGGAAATCCTATGGTGGCGTTTATGGCCGTATGGAGTGGGACAAGCCAGCTCCCACAATGACAACTCAATGCTACGGATTTGGTAACGGTCGTTTTGGGCATCCCTCACAGCATCGAGCTATATCATTGCGTGAAGCTGCAATCTTCCAAACTTTTCCAGAAGATTACCAGTTTTGTGAGGGTGATTTTACCATTAAGTCGGTTGGCAAAATGATCGGTAATGCCGTTCCTGTACGTTTAGGGGAGGTAGTAGGGCTAAGCCTACAGCACCGTTTTGTTTAGATAATTTTGTTCCGTAAGATATATATCTAAATTAACGAATAATGCGTTAAATAATCTTTCAACTGACAAAACCTTTTTTGCTATTGATGTAAGTTTTACTTCTTTATCTTTACCATTATCATTTATTAGTGTTTTTACTTCTATGTTAGAATCAGAAAAAACTATGTCTTTCCCACACTCTGAAAATGAATACCCTCCATGAGCTAATTTGTTTCTTAGATGTTTAATAACTAGTATGTCTTCTGGATTGTAAGGTTCACCTCGAATTGGCGAGATTGAAAACCCATAATCTTTAGCTATTCCTTTTATTTTTAACAAATCTATATTTCCACTAAAAATAGTACTTTTATCGTGAGCTAAGTTTAATAGTTGAATATACATTGCTTTATTTTTTGGCATCTTAAGATCTAAGACTTCCTTGATTTTTCCTTCACTTAGGTACTTTCCGAGTTGTCTTAATAGCCGTTCGTAAAGATTTTCAATTAAGTAGTCTTCTTCTATGTCATTTAATTTTATATCTTCATGAATAGCATCAATGATAGCCAACGAAGTAGATTCGATAATATTATACAATATAAGATATATAGAAGCATAAACAGTGTGTTTAAGTTCACGGTTAATAGTGAAAATATCATTTTCTCTATTAGTTAATTGAGTATGTCCTGATTCGATTTTTTTAATAAATTCTAAATATAATTTTGCTTCTGTTATTCTTTCTTGATAGATATCATAGGCGGCTTTAAGTTGATTGTTTGTAATTGTATGATTCATTTAATTTGATCCAATATCTTATTTTTTACATATTCAATTCTTTCTTTAACCTTTGGTCTTGAGTTTGCCCCGTCAGCGGTAACCTTATCATTAAATTCATCTGATAAAACCCATGAAGTATCAATATCTTTTTGGTTAGATATCTTAGGATTGGCTTTGATAGCTAATATAACACCTGATGAAATAGCTTCATACCTAACACGCGGTACAGACTTAGCTTTTTCAGATTTCCTAAAACCATACTTGAAATTATTCTCTACAAAATTTAGCATAGTTACGAAGTCTAAACGGTGTTTCTCTTTGTCTTCATCCGAAATATCTTTATTCTCTTCTATAAAGTCGTTAAGGAAACTTCTAACCTGAGATTGAAAGTTTTCATAATTATTGCTGTAAGTTAAGAATCGAAGTATCAATTCTTGATCATCTTTATGATTCTTTTTCGCAGCAGATAAAGGCACTAATTTATTAAACAAATCATTTCTACTCATTTCTTCAACTAGATCTAAGAAAGGACTATCTTGAGTTCCCCTTCTTTTTTCCATATCAGTTAGCAAAGTACCTCCTGTATTAAGACGATCGAACATTGTTCTGCGACCCTCTTCATCAATCTGAGTTAATTCAATCATACGAATTGATGTACGTAGAAAACGCCTTTGTCTTGATAAAGGAAGGTCTGAAAATCTCTTACTCTCTAATGCTTTAAGCCTTTCTAGATTTACTAGTTTTAACTCATCTACGCAGTATCTGTAAATAGTACGTAATCGTTGTGATCCATCAACTACTTCTAACCTTCCATCACTTTCAATTCTTTCACTTCTATCAATATCTGCCACAAAGATGTATGGAATAGGAAGTCCTATTAGTAAAGACTCAATAAACAAAGATTGTTGTTTATCTGTCCAAATAAAGTCTCGTTGATAGTCAGGAATATATATTTCCGAGTTTTCATTATCTTTAGCATTGAACTTAGTCATCAGAAATTCTATAGGATATTCACGTATATCAAAGTCAAAATCTTTCTGATTCTTTTTAATTTGTTCTTCTACAGTTGTTTCATGTTCCAGCTGTTGATCTGTAAGGTTGTTGATATTAGACATACAAACTCCAAGTTTTTTATTTTCTAATGTGAATATAAATAGTAAGTACGATAGATTTCATCTTCATCAAGTTTCATAAATGCTAACAACTTTGAACTAAGCTAACTATCTTTAATTTCATTCAGGCCTCTGATAGCACATCTTCAGCCCAACTTCTACAGCCTCGCTCAAGTCAGCACCTTCCTTAATACTGTACGGCACATTTGGAAGCATGCCGTCTTTCTTCAGAGACTTTGCAGCCGCCTTATTAAGCGGCGTACCAATAGAAGAATCTTCGATATAGCCGAAAGGTTGAAAATACACCTCAATGCCAAAATCTGGATAATAGACACATGAGATCTCGCCATCTGTAGTGAACGGATAGGGCGTATCATGATCAATGGGCCAGAACGCTTCGTGCACCGTAACACCACCAGAAACAAATTGACGGGCGTAGCTATCATCTTGAGAAGGAGAGCATGCAGTTAACGATAAGGCAGCTATACTAATTAACCACCTGGGCATATTGACTCGCATGGTACTCCGTCTTTGTCTCTATCTAGTCGTTTGTTACCACACTCCAATGCCTGCTTAGCTTGCTCACAATTGGCCATTTGGCCGCAGGTACTAGGTAAGCCTTTGCATTGAGCACCACCAGCACCCTTAGCGAATAGAGGGTGATCCACTTCAACAGATTCCTTCAGAACTGTATTGCTTTGAAATGGATTGTCTATCGTAGTAACGCCGGCATTGGACGATAAAGCGAACATAGCTAGTGCCGCGGCTAGTATTAATTGTTTCATTCATCACATCCTTGTGTTATTCAAAGTCTACTGCTTCACGATATACGCACCAGCCAACTGGTAAAGAATCTACTGGTTTAGCGTGCTTTAAGAAGTGGCATACCCATATGTAAGCCCAGCTATTAGTATTCGACATATTTAACCCGCCCTGTAAACTTGTCTACCTGCAATGATTAAGCTTTCGCTATGCTCAGGAGTAACCACTTTGTCTGGGTAGGCTTTATTAAAGCTACTTAATCTATAAGACCCACCAGCCTCTCTGAAAATCTGTTTTATCATACGGTCCCCATCTAACAAAATTGCATAGAACTCACCGTCTTTTATCTCTTTATCGGTTACTACGATACCAACCTCATCACCATCTTTAATGTAAGGATGGTTGCTGTCATTGACAGCACAAATCAATTTAAAGTCTTCCTGCTTGATGTTTCTATCTCTGAAAAAAGAAGGTGGTAACTTTCTATAACCCTTGATGTTTTCAAACTCACAAGAGCCATTACCATCGCCGCAGCAAAAATAAACGTCATAAATAGGGATAGAGACCATATCGTCACTACCATCATATACTGACACAGTTCCTGCCTCTAGTATCTGCACCAACTCCTTTTGGGGTTCGGTCAACATTGCGCCATCGCCAGTAGCTAGCCAGACTGGGTTAACCTGAAAGAGTGTCGCTAATTCCACTAACTTAGTAGAGCTTTTGCTCTCACCTCTCTCAAGTTCACTGTAGCTAGACTGCTTAAGACCTTCGATCTTACTCTCAATTTCTTTTTGAGTTAGTCCAGCGTACTTGCGAGCTTTTTTTAGTCTGTCTTTCAGTTCCATAAAGCTCTCCTATTCTGTTTGCCTATATTTTATAGGCGTTCCTATAATTACTCAAACAGGCACGCCGTTATTAAGTATTGACTAAATAAAGGCTTACCTTTATTATTGGATAAATAAATAAAGGTATCCAATTATGAACTCAAAACCTAAAGAGAAATTCGAGCCAGTTGTACGCTTGATCGAATACTTCGGTGGTCAAATACCAACTGCGGAAGCCCTAAAAGTTAAGCAGGGCACAGTAAGCGGTTGGTTGAATTGCGTCCATGGCGTTAACAGCTTTAATGCTATGCGTGCAGAAGCCAAAACCAAGGGCGCTATTAAAGCTCATGAACTGTGTCCTAAATTAACAGAAATTGAAGAACAACCTGAAGAAGTCTAGTCCCTGTAATTAACTTTACAGAAAGAAAGGCTTACATAAAACGTTTTTATAAATACATAGGACACGCAAATGCAAGTAATAGACGCAGCACACAAGACGGTACACAACGAAAAACACGGAGGTTCAACAGCTATCGCAGCTCGTATGGGTATGTCTAACACTGTGTTAAACAGCAAAGTAAACCCTAACTGCGACACACATCATCTGCGTTTGGATGAAGCCCTGACTATCATGGAATTTACTGGCGACCATTCAATTATCCAAGCCATGGCTCATCGTCTAGGTGGGGTGTTTTGCGAAGTGAATGGTGCAGCGACAAAAGATGAGCTGATCATGACTGCGTTATCAGCGTCTGCTTGTCAAGGTGATGTGATGGCTGAAATGCACAAGGCGCTAGAAGACGGTCGTATTAGCTGTAACGAGTTAGACGTTCTATCGAACAAGATACAGACTGCTATGTCAGCACTGCAATCGCTCAAGAACCACGTCAAGCGTAAGCACGCCAAAGACAATCCTCACTTACAAGGACGGTAGCCATGAACCATTTAGGTGATCAAGCATGGGATCGTGAATTCGACCATGTGGAAAACAAGCAAAAGAAAGAAACGATAGTTTTTTCTGGCGGTCATAGCTATGAAGTTGCAGAGACTCAAGACAAAGAAAAACCCCAGTCAACGGCGAATTGATGGGGTTTCGTTTTTCTTTTAAAACTTACTAAGGACTTAATTAAACCATGAATAAGAATAATATGCAAGAGGTGTCAAAGACCCTAAGCACAGCACTAGCTTACGCTGACCTTGGATGGAAAATATTCCCGTGCTGGTCGATAGTCGACGGTAAATGTGCATGCGGTACAGAGTGCAAGTCACCAGGCAAGCATCCGATATCTGCATTGGCGCCGCGTGGCCAAGATTCGGCTACTGATGACAAAGCTATCATTACCGATTGGTTTACCACGCATCCCGAAGCAAACATTGCGGTCTATCTAGCGGGCAGCGGTCTATGTGCAATCGATATTGATCCGCGCAATGGTGGTGACTACACCATGGAAGAGTTAGAAAGCGAACATGGGGAGCTGGTCGCTGATGTGGTCCAGCTGACGGGCGGGGCGGGTGAGCATCGTTTGTTCTTGCGTCCTGATGGCACATTACCCGGTAAGCTAGGTAAGGGCGTGGATGTAAAGCTGAACGGCTACATTATCGCTGAGCCAAGTAATCATATCAGCGGCGGCGAATACATTTGGGAGGCGTCAAGTTGCCCATTAGATGGGGCAGTGGCAGGACCATTGCCTGATTGGATTCGCTCATTTAGCACGTCGCAAGCGGCAGACAGTAACAACGATGTCGCCATCAACTTTGGTATGGATGACAGCCAATATTACGACGTATTAGAAGCGCTGCCATTTATTGACAACAATGATCGTGACACATGGCTGACTGTCGGCATGGCATTACATACCGCCAACGATAAGCGTGCCTACAGCATGTGGTGCGACTGGTCGGCGGGTAGTGATAAGTATGATCATGATGATCAGTACCGAGTATGGCGCTCATTTCGCCACAAGGGCCTTGATAGTGTCGACGTGCCAACCATTTTTAAATTAGCGCAGGATAGCGGCTGGATTAATACAAAGTCAGGTGTTGGCGTGGTCGGCTCGCAAGATATCGATTATGACGCCGAGGATGTGATGATTGAAAAATATAGTAGCGCAGAGCAAGTGCCAGAATATTTGAAATTCATACCAGTCCATAAGCTCAATGAAATCACAGACTGGATTGAAGGCAATAGCCGCCAACCGCAGCGTGAAATAACGGTACTGACTGCGCTATCACTAGCTTGCACACTAGCTGGTCGTAATTACGCATCTGAAGAGAACAACACCAGCTCTATGTTCTTCATGCTGCTTGCCGATACGGGTATTGGTAAGAACTATGCCAAAACATCCATTCAAACATTTTTAGTTGAGTCGGGGCTTGAGACACTGCTATCAGGTAGTGGTAACACATCGCCCGGCGCAGTCTACACCGCGCTATGCAAATCACCTTGTCACATACAGATTACCGATGAAGTTGGCAAGCAGTTAGCGACCGCTCGCAAAGCTAACAACGGTCAAATGGCTGAAGCATTTAGCACGCTAACAGAAGCTTATTCGGCTACCACGTCTTACATGATCCCTAAAAACTACAGTCAGCTTGGTGATATTGCCAAAGGTAAAGCGACAGCTGAGAAAAACATTGTCATCCATTGGCCCGCCATAACGACACTTGGTATTGGTACGCCTGGTCAGATATTTGACAACTTAAGTACAGGTGAGATTGAGGATGGCTTCTTGAATAGACAAGTTGTCATCCAAGCTTCTGAGCCATTGGCAGAACGACGCCGCATTAAGAAAAAGCCGGTACCAGAACACTTGAGAGAGTGGGCGCAGGATATACGCCATCCGCAACCGCAAAGCCGTACTGATTTGACAGGCAATGTTGATAGTTACGATCTAACGCCAACGCCAAAGACGGTGGCGATTAGTGATGAGGCTATGGACTTGTTTGATGACTTGCTTGATAGCTTGGAAGCGCAAGAGAGAGAGGGGTTATTCCAACTGCCGGATCTAACACGCCGCTGGGTTGAAAACTCAATGCGATTAGCGACTGCCTTGGCAGTGTGTGAAAACGCAGAGAATCCAGTCGTTACGGATTTGATTGCTGATTGGTGCATTGCTTACGTGGTCTTTTATGGAAAACGATTCATGCGCGCTGCAGCAACCAATGTGGCGGATGGTGATTTCCATAGATTGTATTTGAATGTGCTTGAAATGGTCAGTCGCACCGGCTCGAAAGGCGCAACGCAAAGAGATTTATCGCGCAATAGTAAGTTGTTCAGATCGACTAAGCCAAACGACCGTGATCAAGTATTTAAAGCATTATTAATTGAGAATCAAATAATGCAGGTGTCGATAGGTAAAAGTTTTGGCCCCGGCCGTAAAAGAGTGTGTTTTATCACGCCAGATAATTTTAATAGCGAAAATATGGAGACAGCTTAGTTTTCATTGTTGTCAATTGTTGCGAATAGTCGCGACCTATTGAATGACGTTGAAACTCCATACGCAGTAAGGGCTATAGAATTGTTGTCATTATTATTAGGGGGGTATACCTATTTATATATATTAATGAAAACAAGTGTACCCCATGAAAAAACATGACAACAATTACGAAGGCTATATATATCAAGGGGTTTTAACGTCATTCAGAGGAGCGCATCAATTGGCAAGAATGGACAACAATAGAGGTTTTACGAGGTTTGAATTAAACAGCGTTAATCCAAGAACCCTTAATATACATGGGCTACAGACGATAAGTCAAACAATATTAATTAACTAATTAGGAATTACAGTATGAACATCGAACTTGCTATTGAAAAACGTGATCAGCTAAAACCGCTTGTAGATGAATTTAATAAACTAAACAACATTATCACTGCTTACGATTTGGTTATAACTCACTTGAAAAAGGCGAACGCCAAAGGCTTAACCAAACGTGATTTGAAACATAAAATCAGAAATTTTGACTCATTGAGTGTAATCCAGTCTCAAGACTTATTGGACAACATGATTGACAAAGGCATTGTCGAAATAAGAGAGCTTGAAACTCAAAGCGGTAGAGGTAGAAAGCGAGTGGCTTACTTTTACATTGGAGGCGACAAGTAATGACCAGACTAACCCTGATAGCAGAATTAAGCATTCCAGCAGTACCACCAAGCGTAAACGATTACACAAAACAGCGCCGTGGCGGGGGCAAAACGCTCACTGAACGCTCAAGAGAGTTTAAGCGCACCGCTTACCAGTCAATCGGACGTCACGCACCTCACAAGCCATCTGAGAAGCGTATAGCAGTGGAAGTAACCATCTATGCAGCCGATAAGCGTGACTCAGATATCGACAATCGCAATAAGCTGATACTGGACGCATTGGAAGAAGCTCAATTTATCAAGAACGATAGTCAAGTTGATGAAATACACACTTATCGCGGTAAGGAGATCGTACCCGGTGGCCGTGTCGATATTGTCCTATGTGAGATCGATGACAGACGACAATTGGCGAAAATAACGCAGTATAAAAAAGTATATCGAAGTTTATAAATGTTTATCGAGGATTGGGTTATGAGTGAGATTGATTGCACGTTTGATGATGGTATTGAGTTACAGACTTTTGGGGAGATACCCGTGGGTAAGATGAGATTAATCGGCATAGCAGGTCAGGCTCGAAGCGGTAAGGACACAGCTGCTAAATACCTACTGAATAAATTAGGTAGCAACTGGTCAACAGCATCGTTCGCTGATCCTATGAAAGCCATGCTTAACGCAATCGACGTTGATACTAGCGATGAAGCCAAAGACCTACCTAGCAACCAATACGGTGTCTCTACACGTCACATGCTGCAAACGCTTGGCACGGAATGGGGTCGTAATCTCATAGCTGACGATTTTTGGCTAACGGTTTTCGAGTCGATGAACGCGGGACGACGTTTGATTGTCCCAGACGTACGTTTTGAGAATGAAGCTGATTTAATCCGTGAGCATGGCGTATTGATTCACATCAAAGGGCGTGGGGGGATTGAGGGTAGCCATGTATCAGAACAGACACTAAACGTAAAACCTGGCGATATTGTGATCACTAACAACGGTACGCTGTCTGAGCTTTACGCAAGACTTGACTCGATAGATTTAGAAAGCGAGGCCAACCGATGATCACCAAAGACAAAACATGGATAAACAAAGAAAGCGGTGAGCCTGTGCTCATCTTGCGAGTCGCTAAAACTTATGTCACTTATCAAAACGCCCAAGGCGACATTGGTAGCAAACACCCAATGGTATTTTTGCAGGACTTTGAGGAGCAAGGCGAATGATTGATGAACTAGGCATCAAGGCTAAACTTACAATGTGGGGCCGCTGGGTAGGTCGCGGCAATATAGCAGCAGCGCCGGTAGGGGGCGGCAGTGTTGGTAGTTGCAGTCCGTTAGGCTATAAATCAGCATGGAGCTTCATACTGCCAAGCGATGGCGGCGGTGTTGATATCGGGTGTGACGATGACATGTTAGATATTGAACACGCCATGTCTTATCTCAAAACACACGATGCCTTTAGTTATCGGCTGATTAAGCTCAAATATCGATACGGTTATAGCTATCAACGATTGGCACAGAAGCTCACTAAATCAATGCCTGAGTATAGACGTGGCGGCATTAAAGCAGGAATGAAGATGTGCCACAAGCACTGCAAGACGTTGGTTGATAGGGCAGAAGGTGAGATTGAGCAGATGTTAACAGAAGAAATAGTTTGACTTCTGACCCAGACATATAGTATAAAGGTGTTATATTGTATGCATCCGCAGCGGAAAGCGATAAATACAAAACCTATTCAAGCCCTATCTTAAATGATGGGGCTTTTTTTATACCTATAATTTAGCGATGGACGGCTATGAACTACGAGCTAACAAACAAGCAGCTTTATCATCGATGGGATGATACAGACAATGCTATTGCCAAGCTATACTGGCTGACCAAGCTAAGAGACCGAGCTAATTGCAGGTATCGCGATGCACAGTATTACGTTGATTTGATAGAAGTTAGTCAATAAACCCTTTTGCCCTCACTTGATTGTGCTGGGCATTTTTTTATGCACGCTGATTGGAGGTGAGCATGTTGAAAAGACCAATGCCACCAACCAGTGATTTACGGCCACTAATGGCTGCACCAGAGATACATGAGTGGCTACACGCTACGATACTTAATCCTGATCATGAATGGTTCAACGAGGACCATCGACACCTAATGGAATACTCAGTAACTGAAATAGCATTCATGTGGGCCCAGAGCGAATACATCAAAGCTGGTAAGCAGATATTAGGCCAGTGCGAAAAAGTGATGATGATGGCGGGTGGTTGGAAAAAGACACGTCAGGAAATGTGGTTTGAAGACACTTTAGGTGATGTGCCTGAGTACATGGTAACGCTTGATGCCAATTATTGCCGTGATTGTACAGACGCTGAGTTTGCCGCACTGGTTGAGCATGAGATTTACCACATGAGACATAAACCAGATATGTTTGGTGACCCATCATTCAAAGCGGACGGTAGACCACAGCTCGAATTGATAGCTCATGACGTTGAAGAGTTTTTCGGAGTTGTCAGACGATATGGCGGTGATGAAGCGGTTATACGCATGGCTAAACTGCAAGATTGTGAGCCTGAAATTAAAGGCTAAATTATTGACAGGACATAGACGGATTATAAAACATGGCAACCCTTAATGATAAGGTCAAAGCCTTTATCGTACAAGGGCTTGCGACTTACCAAACACCTAGTCAAATCGTAACTGCTGTCAAGAATGATTTTGGTCTTGAAACGAGTAGACAACAAGTTGAAAGTTACGACCCAACGAAGCGCGCTGGTCAGTCCTGCGCGAAGAAGTGGAAGGAGTTATTCGCAGCGACTAGAAAAAAGTACCAAGAAGATTTTAGTGATATCGCGATAGCTAATAAAGCGTATCGATTAAATATGCTTTGTAGGATGGCACGTGAGGCTGAACAATCTAAAAACAGACCATTGGCGGCAAGCCTACTTGAGCAAGCAGCCAAAGAAATGGGCGAGGTGTTTACCAATAAGCAGAAATTAGATCATCAATCTAGCGACAAAAGCATGACTCCAGTTGTCAATAACTTCAACGGTGACGCTCAAGCAGCAAGCCAAGCCTATCAGGATATTATGGGTGGTAAATAATGCCTATCCCTTTTGCATTTGATTTTAAAAATCCTGATTACGCGCAAGTATTCGAGTGGCGCATTGAGCGATTACAGCGCATTAGACAGCAGCCCGACCAAATACCAGCGCTCAAAGCGTTTTATCGTGACAATCCCGCGCAATTTATTATTGATTGGGGCGTGACTTATGACCCGCGCAACATTGAGCGCGGCTTACCATCATATATACCGTTTCTGTTGTTCCCAAAGCAAGAAGAGTGGATTCATTGGCTGATGGACGGTTGGAGGTTGCAAAAACCGTCCATTACGGAGAAAACGCGGGATATGGGTATGTCATGGCTCATGATGGGATTGTCGTGCTCACTAGGCTTACATAATCACGGCTTATCAGTCGGTGTTGGTAGCCGTAAAGAAGAATACGTCGACCTTATCGGCAGTCCTAAAGCTTTGTTTGAGAAAGGCCGTATGTTTTTGAGTGGTCTGCCTCCTGAGTTTCGCGGCGGCTGGATTAGAGAAAAACACAGCCCCTTTAAGCGCATTATATTGCCCGAAACTGGCAGTGTGATTACTGGTGAGGCAGGTGACGGCATTGGTCGTGGTGACAGGGCGTCATTGTATTTTGTTGATGAGGCTGCTTTCTTAGAGCGTCCGCATTTAGTTGATGCTTCATTATCAGCTACCACCAACAGCCGTAACGACATATCAACACCCAACGGTATGAGCAATTCATTTGCACAGCGTAGGCATAGCGGCAAAATCCGCGTGTTTACGTTTCATTGGCGCGACGACCCGCGCAAAGATGACATGTGGTACAACAAGCAGCTAGATGAGCTTGATGCGGTCACAGTGGCCCAAGAGATTGACATTGATTACGCGGCATCAGTTGAGGGTGTATTAATACCGTCAGCATGGGTGCAGTCTGCTATTGACGCTCATAAGAAACTGGGTATCGATATCAGCGGTAGCAAGGTGATGGCGCTTGATGTAGCAGACGAAGGTATTGATAAGAACTCTATTGCCGGTCGTCATGGCGTATTGCTCAATTACTTAGAGACTTGGAGCGGTAAAGATTCAGATATTTTTGCCACGTCTAAAAAGGCAGTCGAGGCGACCGCTGACAGTCAATCAGAATACTTTTTGTATGACGCTGACGGACTGGGTGCGGGTGTTAAAGGTGATGCCAGGGTAGTGAATGAGCAACGATTAGGGCTACCTGATGTTGATGCTCATCCTTTTCGTGGTTCGGCTGGTATCTATAAGCCCGAGCGTGAAGACATTGTTGGCAAAAAGAACAGTGACGCTTTTGATAACTTCAAAGCTCAAGCGGGGTGGGCATTACGCAAACGCTTCTTATTGACACACAGGGCGGTCGCTGAGGGTATGGACTTTGAGCCAAGCGATATCATAAGTATTGATAGTACGCTTGAGGAGTTATCGACTTTGACTACCGAGCTATCACAGCCAACCTACTCAAAAAATAACGCAGGCAAAATTCTGATCAACAAAAAACCAAAGGGCACGCCTTCACCGAACCGATTTGATGCGGTGATGATGGTGTTTGCCGACAATATGGTTGAGAAGAAATCCAATAAACGACACAGAGCCACTGCTGGCAAACGGACGTATAGATGAACGATATAACTGAAAAACCGCGTTACCGTGTCACAGCAGGTAAGGCGCTAAGCCAAGAGCAGGTGACAGACCTACGCGGTAAGACTTTTTACCGTTACCTGATCCGTACTGATACTGACGAGATTCTTAAAAAGGCCGGTATCAGTCGTCATGCGTTAAAGACATTGCTTACTGACCCAGATATTGACCAAGCGATTGATAGACGCGAGGAAGAGTTAAGCAATGCTACTTATACGATTACGCCAAGCGAGGGTAGTGTTGCTGATTTTATCTATGGGCAGTTAGACCTGCATCTTGAAACGATATTACAAGGCTCATCGCTTAGTAAGTGGTACGGCTATGATGTGATTGAAATGCTATGGGGCAAAGATAGCAATGGGCGTAATGCAGTTACTTCCATGATGTCAAAACCTATTCAATGGTTTGAGCCGTTATCAGGTGGCGCTCTGCAATGGTTTCCAAACGATGGTAGTCAGCCGATCATGATTAGTGATCAAGCTGACTTTTACTATCGCTATCTATACCAGCAGCATAAACCGACGTATCTAAACCCCAAAGGCAAGTCTATACTAAGCCGTGTCTACTGGTTGCATTACTTCAAAACCAATGGCTGGCGCTTTTGGTCTAAGTTCTTGGAACGTTTTGGTTCACCTTTGCTGATTGGCAAGACTGATGCAACAACTGAAGATGACGCGCAGGAATTTGCTAATGCACTACTAGCAGCACATAACTCAGGTGTCGTGACTATCGGCGTTGATGAAGAGGTAACGCCGATTACAGCGACCAGTGATGGTAAGGCATTCGTTAGCTATGATTCAGTAGTTAAGCAAAGTATTACGACTTACTTGTTAGGTCAGACGCTTACCAGTGGTACGGATAAAGGCGGTACTTACGGTCAAGGTGTTGTGCATCAAGAGCAGCAAGAGATTATCTTTAGCAGCGACCGTAAGCACGCGCTTAAAGCCGTTCAGCGGTTTATTGATGTTATCTGTATGGCTAATGGATTTGAAGCGCCTGAGTTTAAATGGGTGGCTAAGAAGTTTATTAATCAAGAGCAGTTAGATGCTGATAAAAAAGCTCATGAGATGGGTGTTCGCTTTACTAAGTCATATTTTGTTGATGAGCATGGCTATAACGAGCAGCATATCTCACACATGGACTACGGTGATGGTCAAGGCGCTGTTAAGTTGCCAACGTCGACACAGGCCAATCGCTATACGTCAATGGCTAATAAAACATGGCTGCCATTTAAAGCTGCTGACGGCGATGAGCAGTTTACACCTGAACAGCAAGAGCTTGAGCAAGTCGCAGATGATGCGCTAAATGCGAGCGTACAGCCGTTTGATACTGATGATATTAAATCTATTATCGCAAGCATCGAGGGTGATACTGACGATGAGAAAGTTGCTAGTTTACGTGAGACATTGTTCAACCGATGCGGCGAAGATCTAGCTGATAGTGACTTCACTCAATTAGTTAATACTTTTTTAGCCGTGTCTGATGCCCATGGTTTTGCTGATGAATCGAGTGAGGTTTAAACCATGGCAACGACAACAGCAGCATTTGACGTAAAGTTCATCGAGGCTATTGCTTACGCGCTTAATCGTAACGTGGTGCTACCTGATGATTACTACGACCGCATGACACCTATTCAACGGCAACAAGCGGTATCTATCGCAGGGCTTGCACAGACTGAGCAGATTAAGCACATCATGGGCTTGGTTAATGAGCAACTCGACAGTGGCGGTACATTCGCAGACTTTCAAAAAGCGGTCAAAGACGGTGATATTGATATTAATTTGCCAAAGCATCGGTTAGATAATATCTTTCGTACAAATATCCAAGGCGCTTACGGTCGTGGCCGATGGTATCAGCAGCAACAGAACAAAGATGAACGTCCGTATCTGATGCGTGACGGTATCAATGATATTAGACAGCGACCAGCTCACAAGGTACTTGATGGCGTAGTCAGACATATTGATGATCCATTCTGGCAACAGCATTATGCTCCTGATGGGTATCGTTGTCGTTGCATTATGCGTTCGCTGACTGAATCTCAAGCTCAAGCGAAAGGCATTACCGATGATGGTGACTTGCCCAACGTACCAAACGATAAAGATTGGATTGGTGGAACACCTGCACAGTACACAGGCAACATGAACAAGCTAGTCAACGACAAGATAGCTGAGCTTGCTATCACGTACTACAAGCAATCAGATGCGATATTGGCATCAAGACAGCGTATTGAAGCAGCTATCACAGTGATGTTAGCGCAACCGGTGCCAGAGCTTGCTTTGATGATTGATGAGGCTAAAGAGCTGATTGAGGAAGAAAGCGAATGAATAAATCACGAATACTCAGAGCTGTTGTGCTGATAGCTGACATAGCGATGACCATCTACACCAAACGCAAGAAACAAAAACAAGACCGCCGATAAGGGCGGTTTTTTAATGGGTGATGATTATGATTTTAACAATCGATACGACTGCGCTAGACGCTGATAACAGTGAGTCATATGCAGCGTGGCGCGGTGATAATGTTGAAGTGCAACTCGACGGCAAGCCGCTTAAAGATTGCCTGTATTGCAATGTTGATAAAGGTGTTGCCATTTGCGTAAAAAGGGATTTATCAGGCCATGTGATTATTGTCGGCGGTGATATTGCCCACGAAATGCGAGTTGGTGAGGTGACTGTGGAGCATATCAAGCGCGGTAATAACTTGCATCGACCAGGTAAGGAATAAACATGAACTTACAAGCAAAGATTAAGCGCGATATTAACAGTCATGCGCTCATGGCTTGCCACGATCTAAACGGTGAGCTCGCATCTATCGACTTCAAGGCGCTATCACGTCATAGCGATGACGATGGTGAGGCAGCTTACACGGTTGAGAATGGCGTAGCGACTATTGATGTTCGCGGTCTGCTAGTGCCTGAAACCTCAAGTGATTATCGCTCATGGGGTGTAACAGGCTATGCAAACTTAGCGGACTACATACAGCAAGCTAATGACGATTACACGGTTGAGCGCATTGTCCTAGACATTGACAGCGTAGGTGGATACGTTAAAGGCCAGCATTTAGTTGATGAAGCAATAGCTGACAATACAAAGCCTATTCAGACGTTTGTTAGTGGTAATGCCTACTCAGCTGCCTATCGCATAGCTGTAATGACTGACCGTATCGTAGCGGCACAGTTTGCAGGTATAGGTAGCATCGGCACGATAGTCAAACACACCGAGCAAGTAAGCCGTCTAAAGCAAATAGGTATCACGGTGACCAATATCCGTAGCGGGAAGTGGAAAGCCGTGTTTGGTGATGATGAGCCACTGACCGATGAGCAATTGGCAGAAATACAGTCTGGTGTAGATGCTAATGCTCAAGAGTTTTTTGAGCACGTAGCAAGCTATCGCAGTTTGAACGCTGACACGATTGCATCGCTTGAAGGTCGGTGTTTCGATGCGACCCGCGCAAAAGAATTAGGTTTGATTGATGAGATAGCAGATAGCGTATCAACATCAAGCCAAGCCAAACAGAGCAACAATAACCCCGAGGAGTACGACTTGAACGAGTTAGAAAAGGCGCAAGCCAAAATCAAGCAGCTAGAAGATCAGGCATTATCCGATAAAGCTGCATCTGATCAAAAGATTGCTGATGCTAAAGCCGAGGCGCAAGCCGCTAAGGACGCACTAGCAAAGACGCAAGCATCAACACGTCAAGCAGCTATCGATAAGCTAGCCGCCGATACTGGTCGTGAGTTTACCGACGAGCAAGTTACTGCGTTTAAAGCAATGGATGACGCACAGTTTGCCGTTGCCGAGTTTATGGCAAAACCAATTACACCAAAAACACCTGAACTACCTGACGGTCTTGATAAGGCCCAAGCAACAAATGGCCGCGAAGGTGGCGAAAGCGCAATCATGGCAGCTGTTAATGCTGCAAAAGCACAAGGAGCTAAATAATGGTTGATTTCAACTATACAACTGAGCAGCCGTTAGCTGTTGATGTCGCGCCTATCACTGATAGCGTCGTACCTACCGCTGCTACAGCATACAAGCGCGGTGACTTGCTAGTAATTGCTGCTAGCACCAACGTAGCGACTCACAGCGATGCTGGAACAGGCGCACAAGCTGATTGGCATGTCATCTGTCTAGCTGACGTAACTGCTGAGCAAGCTACTGCCAAGATTGCTGCAGGTGTTGAAATGCCTGTATATGTTGCGGGTAAGTTTGATGTTGCAGAAGTCAAGCTGAATGGCGTTGCGCTTACTGCATCTCAGAAACTAGCGGCGCGTGCATACGCTAATCGCTCAACTAAAATCACGCTTAGCGTAGTTAAATAAGGATAAATATTTATGGCTACTTTTAATATTGAAGGCGCTGAAATTGAAACAGCATCTTTTGAAGAACTTGGCGCGGTTTATGATTTAAGCAAGCCGGTCGATACTTTTTTTCGTGATCGTTATTTTGGTAATCCTATTTATCTAAACAACGAAGATAAGGTGCCCGTAGGTGATATCAAAACCTATATCCCTCTTGCTCCTGCTGTACTGCCAACAGCACAAGGTCGCGTAATTAAGGACAAAGTTGAACTAAATATCCGCCACATTCCAGCGCCTTACTTCAAGCCATCTGTAGTGGTTGAGCCGTTAAGTAAAATTGATGCTAAGTTGCAAAAACTATTGCAGGCAATGAAAGTTGTAGCTACCAAGGGTATTGGGGTTCCGCCTACTATGCAAGATGAGTGGGATATGGCCGCTGCTAATGCTTACTGGCTAATTCGTCAGTCGTTAACCGCACGTATTATCATGATGTGTCGTGATGCACTGCTGTATGGCAAGGTTGTCGTTGAAGGTGATGATAACGCAGGGGTAACCGTTGATTTTGGTCGTCACGTCGACCTTAATTTCTCGCCATTAATTCCATGGGACCAAGAAGGCGCTACGCCATATCGAGACATTCGTAAGATTGTTAAGAACCTGGTTAAGCATGGCAAACGTCGCCCAGTTGATGCTCAGATGTCTAGCCGTGTTTTCGATGCGATGACAGATGATAAAGAGTTTAATGAAAAATTCACGGCGTCAAAAGATACCAATGCAACCCGTGTATTTGATGGTGGGTTTGGTGGAGAGACTGAGGCAAAATTACGCGGTACGGTAGATGGCATCAACTTCTGGACGTATGACGTTGAGTTTGAAAAAGAAGATGGCACAAGCGAGCTAATGATCCCTGAAGATGGTTTCTGGCTAATCTCTGAGCTAAACAACCCGCTTTACTACTGCATGATTAAGCATCGCAAAAATCCTGCCAAGTTAGCAATGGAATTAATGCCATATCACGTCTATAGCAATAATCCACCGATTGATGAATTTATTGCTGACTCAAGCCCATTGCCAGTTACCATCAATAAAAACGGTGCTTGCGGTGGTACTGGTTTTATCACTCTTTAATTAAAACCCTTTGTTTAAATAATTAAATGGGTCGCCTATCAGCGGCTCATATGGAGCAAATCATGTCTAAATTTTACATTGCAAAGCAAGCCGTCGGCCAATACAACACTGGCGACAAAATCCCAACGATCACCGATGACGAGCTAAAAGCGGCTGTCAAAGATGGCAAGACGGTCAATGGCTTAACTGCTGAACGTGCTAAGTTTTTGTTAAGCAAAGGTGCTATTGCAGAACCTGAAGGCGAAGACGCCGATACTGCAGAAGATGATACCAATGAGGTGGTCGAGCTCGACACACTCACCAATAAAGAGCTAAAGGCTTTGCTTGATGAAGAAGGTATTGAGTACAACGCATCTGATGACAAGAAAACACTAATCGCACTATTTCCGAAGGACTGATTATGTACGCGACTCGTGATGATTTAATCAGTCACTTTAGTGAGTTGGAAATTAGTCAGCTTGAGTCGTTACATGAAGACCCGTTGGCTGCAACTGCTAAAGCACTAAAGAGTGCAAGCGGCAAGATGGATAGTTTCTTATCTACTCGATATAACACGCCCATCGCCAAAACAGATAACTTAGAGCTAGTTTGCTGCAATATCGCAAGATACTTGCTGTATAAAAACGACGCAACAGGTGAGCCGGAAGACCGCTACAAAGAAGAGATTGCTTGGTTAAAGGACGTTAGCGCAGGTCGCGCTAATGTTACGTTCGCTCAGCCGTTGACGCCTGATGAGCAGCAAAGCACTTACGTCAAGCCTGCTGTACCAATTGGCAGTAGCTATCCTGGTCAAATCTTTGGTGATGACGTTTTTTCCAAGATGCCTAGCATTAAGTGAGGTGAGCCATGTTTGATGCTGATTTATCAGGTGGTGACGAGATTATCAGACGGTTAGGCGACTTGTATTTTGACAGTAAAAAAATGCAAAAGTTTAGCCGGTTGGTTGGCGCTGAGATGGTCAATCAAACTGAGGAACGCTTTTACAATCAGCATGGGCTAGACCGTCAACCGTGGTTGCCATCTAAACGAGCGATAGAGCAAGGCGGCGATACGCTACGCAAAGATGGTCGTTTATTGGCGTCACTCACCTATATTGCTCTTCCTGATGGCGTCAAGTGGGGCACAAATGTAGTTTATGCACGCATGATGCACTATGGCGGTAAAAAAGCGTTATTCCCTCACTTGTGGGGTGATATACCTGCTAGGCCGTTTTTGGGCATGAATGAAAACGATAGGGCTAGTGTGCTGAATATCATCAATCGGATTATGGACGTCGACTTATGAGTAATTATTTTGCAGTAGGTCTTGGCCTAATCGAGCACTTAGAGGCTAAGGCTGACGAGTGGGGTGTTAAGCACGTTGGCACCGTCGCTAGTATCAACAAGATCAATAAAAACGTCACACCCGCGCTCTATGTCATCAACACTGGCAACAATCCTAACGCTAACGGCTCAATAGACAGCCGTGACGTGCAGCAATGGACGGTTGTTGTCGCTGTGAGTAACCAAGCGGCACAAACAGACGTTAAGGCGCTCATGGAGTCGTCAGGCGAGCTTGTGAGTAAAGTTATCAATCATGTGCAAGGTTATGAGCTAGACGACTATCACGACCCACTAGAGCGCACATCGACCAGCGGGCGGCCTGATTACTTTAGTACGTTTGCATTATATCCACTCACTTTTCAAACCACTATTACGCCATAGGAGATAAGTAACATGGCAGATAAACAACAATCACACGCATTTATCGGTAACGGTAAGGTGTATTTTACCGCTGTTAAAAATGGCGTAGAGGGCAAGCCCTTTTGGGTTGGCGTAGCATCAGCCGCAGCCTTTAATCACTCAGTCGAGAATGAGAGTGAATTAAAAGAGTATCACTCAGGTAAAAACCAGACTTGGGATAAATCAGAAGGTGACAAGTCCGCTACTTTTAGCCTAACCCTCAACGAGCGACGCGTTGAAGCGATGCAAGCAGCATTACAAGCCAAGGTCACGGAAGTTACCACGGGAACAGTCTCAGCAGAAGAGCACGAAGTTGACGCCATTGGCGATATTCTCTTTTTGAAACATAAGAACGTCAGCGACGTTGTTATCACCGACAGCACGACTGCAACACCATTGGCATTGGTCGAAGGTATTGACTACACAATTGATGAAAAGTACGGCACTCTTGAAATGACGCACGTACAGACCATCACATCACCGATCAAAGTTGCATACAGCTATGGCACGGCCACGGTCATGAAGCCAATGACAGATGATGTTGATTATTATCGCATCCGCGTCAACGGTCTAAACAAAGTTGGTCAAAAAGACAAGCAGGTAGTTACTGCATACCGTGCAAAGCTATCACCAGCAGATGCTTACGATTTAATCGGTGATGACTTTAGCGAAATGGAGCTTGAAGCCGACTTGATGTATGACGAAGCTGAAGAAGCCATGTATGAAATTGTGAAGCTGTAGTTCGATAGGTCTATGTGATTTCGCATAGACCTATTTTGTTTAATTAAGTGACTGCGTGACGGTTGCTTAATTAAATGAAAAAGGATTAATTATGCGTACTAATGCACAAACTAAGCTGACAAATACAGCCACGGGCGCGGTTATTATCTTATCAGACAGCCTTTACCCAGAAGGCGAACACGACTGGTCAGCTATCGTATCAAATACTAAGTACGCACTTGATGGCACAATGATAGTCGAACAGTCAGAGCGTAAAGCTGGCAGACCTTACACGATGCAGGCACCTGATGGTCATGGCGTACTATCACGAGCAACGGTTAATGCGCTCAAATCTGAGCGTGACAAGCTAGGCGCTACCTTTTGGCTAGACTATCTAGCAGATGGGGCAGTTAAGCGCGTCAAGGTGATATTTGACACGACAGCGGAGGCAATTGAAGCTAAGCCAGTCAAGAACACGACAAGTCCAGAGCTGACCGATTACTATAATGTGACGCTTAGGTTTTTAGAGATACCTAGTAATTAATACATAACAAGCCATAGCCCGCTCATTGTAGCGGGTTTTTTAATGCCCAAAATTTGACGGATGACAGCAATGGCAATTACTCAAAACGATTTAGAGATACTAAAGTCTGAGATTATGGCTGATACCGACGATGGCGGCGGTCTGCCAACGGGTATTGCTGTCGTCGATGGCGTATCTAACAACTTACTCCCTGATGTGTCGGATATTGACCGCTTAATTGGTCGTGTGCGTTTGCGTAAAGTATCACTAGCGGTAAAGACGGCTAATGCTGAGCTATTGCAAGCGCCTCGTATTTTGCTAACCGAGCTGCCGGACAATCCAAATATCAGTGTGTTTTTCTTTAAAGGTAGTAGTTTCGCTGATCGTCGCTCAGATGCTCAAGATAAAATTGAGTCGTATCTTGCGTTTGGGACCAAGTGGGCAGGTCATTTATTGGAAACACAGCTTACTGGTCAGCGCGTCATCCAAATCTCATTAGGGTTAAAAGATGCTGTGCCAGCAGTCGGTCAACCTCTTGTATTGGTGCAAAACGAAGGCCAATCAGACGAGTTTTATCAATACTTAAGACCGCTTAAAGTTGATACGGTAGTGCGTGAATTTCAACGTACCGTGAGCGAGACTGTGAGTCGTAATGTGGTAACGATTGAGTTTGGTGATGTTTTAAGCAAAACATTTAACGGCTTAACTGTGCCTGAGTTTTATCAAAACGCATCAACGAGCAGACGTGCAATCTTGCGAGAAGCTCGTATTGCTGATGCCGCTAAGTATTACAGCGCGTCACGTTTGGCTGAACCAGTGGTCGCTATGCAATCACGTCAGGTGCGGCTTGAGTCTATTTTTACGCAAGTGGTGCCAAGCACGCAAGTTGAGACGCCAATTTTGCAGCGCGACCCAGCAAACCAAGTTGCTACTCAGGCTCGTGGCGATGGGGTTATCAACATCAATCAGTCGGTCAACGTGACACCAAGCACTGCGTTTAGCCTACCAAGCGGTATTGCAGTCGGTACGTTGAGCTTGTTTGTCGGCGGACGATCACTAATTGATAGAGATGGTCAATTAGTAGATAGCAGCAGTGTAGCTTACGCCTCTATCCAGTATGGCATTGGTCAAATCACCTGGTACAACCTTCTGAATCTTGGGCAAACAACAGTGACAGGCAGCTATAAACCTGCTAGTGAGTTTACCCGTGTGGCGCAAACTGATTATCAAGTCGTTGGTGACAACGCAGGCTATAACTATGTGCGTGAGCTTGGTGCTGAGCCTTTGCCGAACAGCCTTAAAATCACTTATACGGTAGGTGGTAATAACTATCTCGTACACGATGATGGGCGCGGCAACTTAGTTGATGATGACGGCAACGGTCGTGGCACTGTGCAAGGCAAGACAGTATTGCTGACGACTGCTGCTATTCCTGATGCTGCTAGCTATATCATTTATTCGTTTGGTGTCGATTTAGATACCGTTAAATATGGTGAGCAAGCGCTACCACCTGCCTACCATGCGGCTATTATTGACGATGAGGTGGTCGGCGATATCACAATCACATGGGGCGCTGATAAAACAGCAACTATGAGTAACGGCATTATTACCGGTGATGCTACGGGCACGTATGATGGTCGAGAGCTGCATATTGCGCCCAATGAGACAGTCGCAAAAGACACCGAGTTTACAGTATCGTATGACAAACTGCTTGACTCGATGACATCGCCAATTAACGCTACTTATAGCCCAAACTCTACGGACGGCACCTTTACCGCTACTATCGATATGGGCGGCGCTATAGATGGCGACATCAGTCTTAGAGCAGAGCTTTACGATAGAGGTAGCGCTCAGGTAGCAGTTCACCTTTCCAGTATGGGTACTGGTGAAGAATTACTGAGATTGAACGGTGTTGCATACCCCACATACGCAACAGCCGTTGCGTACAGAAGTGGGAATACAATAACGCCTCAGACAGGGCTGTCCTGGTATGACGCTACTAATGGGGTAAACGGTCAATGGAAAGTGTTTCTGGTGAGCAGTAGTTTGGATAAGGCAGCAGGTACGGCCACGTTTACTATCAAGGTTTCGCGCAGAAAAACGGTTACTGATGTCGTGATGGCGGGCGGTTTAAATAAAAAACCACTATTTACAACCACGAGCCAAGACGAAAACCTAAATATCAGCACTGTGCAGATTTATGGCAGTGCTGAGGTCGGATCGACCACGGAGGCCGCTACTTTCGACATGACTGCTGATAAATTGCTAATAGCGCCACCGATGGAGTCAAAAACACCAGTCGTCAGCGGCTCAGTATTTGTCGATGCGCTCGGTCAGAGCTTGCGCGATGACAACGGCAACATCAAAAACAGCACTGATATTGTTGGCAAAATTGATTACAAGTCAGGCGTTTTGCAGCTAACAACTTGGCAAGCAGGACAAGCCAATACTGTTGACTTAAAATCAATGCTACGCGAAAACGATCCGGTACCGCTTGCTAATTTGATTTTTAGAACGCCAGTCGCGCCACTTAAAGAAGCATCATTACAGATCAGCGCTGAGCTTGCAGATGGTACGCAAATATCGCTATCAACCGACGAGCAAGGCAACATAACTGGTAACAGCTTTGCACACGGTACGGTTGATTTTAAAGCAGGGGTGGTTGCGCTGTATTTTTACGAGCGACTAGGCGTGACAGCTAATCCTAGCGTGGTCAATGAGCCGTGGTATGACGCGAATAATATCTACACGCTATCGTCAGGAGACAATACGCAATATATTAACCGACCTGTTTACGTTAAGCCTGACTCAATACGTTATAACGCGATTGCTTACAGCTATCTACCGCTTGATAAAGAGCTTATTGGACTTGACCCAGTACGCTTGCCAAGCGATGGTCGTGTGCCGTTTGTGCGTAAAGGCGACAGTATTGCCATTACTGAGCTTAAAACGCTGGAACTGCCAACCAATGCGCCAAATGATACGTTTGATTTGGGATTTGAGCGATTGTCTGACGTGAACGTGGTTGATGCCAATGGTTTAAAAGTCAGCTTTGATTATCTTGATGTTGATTTAGATGCAGGTACTTTGACGTTAAATGGACTGCTTGATATGTCATTTTATACAGCACCACTCACAGCTAAATATCGCATCATGGATATTGCGCTGGTCATTGAGACAGATATATCAGGCCGTGTGACGCTATCAACGCCTATCACGCATGATTACAGCACTGACGCAGTGTTTAGCTCAATGCTACTTGCCGGTGATATGCAAGCGCGAGCGTATAACGTGTTTAGTCAAAAATCATGGAGCAATGCCGTTTGGAGTGACTCATTGATTGGCGATGCTGCGACGTCACAGTTGCAGGTAACTAACAATCCTATTGTGGTGACTAATCGTGATGCTATCGAGGAGCGTTGGGCGCTGGTGTTTACCAGTCAAACAGCGTTTCGCATTATTGGCCAAACAGTCGGTGAGATTGGTACAGGTTCAACGACCACTTTGACAGCGCCAATTAACCCTATGACTGGCTATCCGTATTTCACGATACCAGCAGCAGCATGGGGCACAGGTTGGTCAGCTAATAACGTAGTGCGTATCAATACCGCAGCAGCCAAGTATCCAGTTTGGATCGGTAACGCTATCCAGCAGCATCAGGGTAGTAGTAAAGACAATTACGACTTTACGATTGGCTATCATGCCAACATTGATAGAGAGAGGGCTGTGTAATGGAGTTATCAGTTGATGCAAAAAACGCGGCGCTACAAGGGATTGCTGATAAATTAAATGAGGGCACCAATTCGGTGCTCTCTTTGTTTATCGGTGAGACTTTAGCGGCTGAGATTGCGCTACTCAATCCAGCGCAGGAGTCAATAACCAACGCTGTCATGACGTTTAAAGTACCGCCCAAAGTGCTAGCGATAGCATCGGGCGTGCTGACATCGGCAAAAGTGCTGGCAGCAGACGGCACGCTAATCGCTGAGCTTGACGTAGCTACTGAGGTCACGCTTGATAAGTCGCAAGTGTATCAAGGCGGCTATGTCACGCTGACAGCGCTAACAATGGGTATTTGATATGGCAATAATCACAGGCAGAGCAAAACGCTATGACGGCACAGCGATTGATTACGTATTGTTATTTGCGTGGAAAACAGGCAGGTGCTTAGGTAAGTCAATACCAGACGCAGCGGGTAACTGGTCGTTTGACTACGATACCAACTTGATAGTTGGTATAACGTATGTCGCTGATGGCTGCGAGCCTATTACGCATGGCGCGTATGAGCTTGTACTAAATAAATAAGGGTAGATTATGAGTTTTCTAAATCCAGTAAACGAGCCTGTGCTACGATTTAGCAGCACAGATGCGGGTGCGCCACAGATTAACTATAACGCTCGCACAGCAGGTGATGTAAAATCGGTGCTCAAAGCGTGTCTTGTTACAGGATACGGATCAACAGCAAGCGCAGGATGGACGGCGGTAAACGAGGCAGGTAATGTCATCGAGTTTTCCAGCACCTCTACTGAAATGCTCGATTATAGGCTAGGTGTTGATGATACGAGTACATCGAGTACGACTTGGTATTACCAGTATAAAAATACAAGAACAAACCCTAAAAATAATACTATAAGCAAAGAATACACTTATAGTAACAGGGCGCACTCAGGAAATCGTTGGGACTTGATAGTATCAGATAAGGGTTTTTACTTTATTGAAACCTTATACAATAACGTTATCAATCAACTTATGTCAAGACTGACATTTATGGGTCAGATAAAGAGCGCGCTAGTTGACATATTGTCAGAAAATATGTCTTTTTGGAGTGTTGGGCTGTCATCAACAAACAATGTTCCGGCTAGATTTTACGCAAAAGGCACGAGTGCTGAGTTCTATCAAAAAATAGGAGGGAATGCTACTGGGTTTTCTTTTACGTCTGTTAATAAAGGGCTTTTTAATGAAGAAAAATTACCGGCTGACAATGTTGCTGTTGATTTAGTCGGTGAGTTATATGTGGGGATGGAAGGAGGTGTTATGGGCAGTTATGCCGGACTGCTGATATCAACATTTAGAAATAGGGATGATATGTATGGTACAAAAACAACTCATTTCAACGGCCGTCCTGTGCTTTATTTTTGCAACGGAATATCTTGGGCTACTACTGACAACACCTTTCGGTTTCTAGTCGGCGTAATGATTTATCTTGATTATTGGGAGTATTGATATGCAGGTGCTCGCAAAAGTCTATACGCCGCTATCACTCGCAAACAGCGGTTATATCGCAGGCGCAGGCGCAGGTATTGTCACAGTGCAAGGCAAACCTGCATCACGTAAAATATGGCTGCTAGACGCGGTAACGATGGCGGTTGAGCAGGTCGCTACATCACTCAAAAACGGTCACTATCTATTTTTAGGTCTTGATCCTGCAAAAGAGTATCTGGTCATGGTGCGTGACCATAAAAAAGAGTATGAGCCGTTTGCGTGGGATTATGTCAAACCTGCTAATGATTTAACTATCGCTGAGCAACAAACGCTTTGGCAAACGTGGCAAACTTAGAATAAAAGAGGTGATAAATGGCTAGTACGTTGCGCCTCATTTTAGAGCGGTATATTGCTGTACAACCAAAAGCTAATAAACTGTCATTACCGCTTGATAGGAATTTAGGCGATATAACGCGATATAAGTATGTTTTTGCCGGTGCGCTACCGTTGCGTTTAGAGCGATTAAGTAGCGAGCAGCCAAGTGCCAACGCTTTAAGTCTTGGTATGATGCAGCCGCTTGGCACAATAGCGCCACCGCTATACTTTATATCTAGCAGCTTGCCGTTACTTCTAACAGTAGCGACAAGTGAGCAGCCGTTATCTAGCGCCTTGCCGCTTAATATGAGCCGTAGACTTGGTACAGCGATTGGTGCGCCAGTTACGCCGCCTGATGTTGCTGATGATGTAAGTGTAGCGGTTAATGCGACAGCAGTGCTAACACCAACAGCCAATGCTAGCGTATCGGTCGCTGAGCTAGACAATTCGGTCAATATTACCGTTACAGCAACAGCTAGTTTGACGCCAGTTGCTAACGCCTCGCTGTCTGCTGAATTAGCCGAAGTTAATACAAATATAGCGATTACTGCTACCGCTACACTCAATCCAGTAGCGAGCGCAAAGGCAGAGTATGACAGCAACAATCCTAGTTTGGTCATGCTTGACGTATCTAGCGATATACAGCAATCAAAACTACAAGGCGTTGATAGGCGATCAGGCTTCGAGGCTAACGATAATCTAACGCAGCAAGTTAATACAGGCTGGCAACAATCGAAGCTTATAGGTACTGATAATCAAGCGCAGTTTGAGGCTAACGAGCAATTACACTCAAGTAGTCAAGTATCGTTTGAGCAATCAAAACTGATAGGCGATAGCAGCAAGCAAGGCGCTGAGTACCAGACGTTTATTGCTAGCAAGTCACAGCTACAATATGAGCAATCAAAGCTGGTTGGTCAAGGGCAGTGGTACAGCTTTGAGGCTATGGCTAAGCGTCAAATTGAGCGAGCGATACACGGTGAAAACGCCAAGCTACTCACTGATAAGCTAGGTACGTTTAGCGACTACAACCGATTTGTAGCGCAGCAGAAACGCTTACTTATTGAAACAGCTAGATTGCCATTTAGCAAATTGCGTTATGTAGCGCCTGATTTATCACAAACCGTTATCCTTAAACAGCAAATCATCGAGGGTTGGGAGTGTGGTAGCGGCGCATTACGTCACTATGTTTACAATGACGAATTAGCATTACCGATGACAAGGCGTATTGCTGACAGGGGCGCGTCCAGTCAGTTAGCCATGCCGATGACGATGCCGCATGGTGTGCTGATATTGTCAGCCATTGATGCCGATGCAATGGAAAATTATCCATGCAAACGTAAAACACTAGCCGTTAATCCTACGCTTGATGTTGTTACGTGTAAGCCAAAAGTGTTCGGTAAGTCAGCAGGTATCGCAGTCAATAGCCAAGCAACACTTAATGCTATTGCATATCTACAGTTAAGTATTAGTGATAAAAGCGATGCTTACGGTCAAGGAGTTATATTTGTGACAAACAGTGTGTCATTAGTGCGCTCCGATGATGGGCGTGAGATTAAGATGCTAGGCTTTAGCGTTGGCATTGATAGCAATAGCTATACATGGTCATTTAGCGCCACTGTGCCGTTATCTGAGTTATCAAAAGTCGATACAGCACATGAGCAGCGCATTGGTGTTGATTTCACTTGTAACGGCAACCTATGGCGCTTTATCTTAGATGATTGCAGTGATAGCGTGTCGTTTGGTGAGAGTAGCTTAACGATTAAAGGTAAGTCACGAGCCATGCTCTTAGCGCATCCATACGCAACACAGCGCGGCTTTAAGTTTGACACAGCCATGAGTGCCAGACAGATAGCTGATGCTGAATTAAACCGCAATGGCATAGCGTCAGGCTTTAGCTTAGATTGGCAGCTTGCAGGGGTTAACGGTTGGAATGTGCCAGCCAACACTTACAGCTACACGGGCAAAACGCCTATCAACTCATTGCAATGGATAGCTGAGGCAGCAGGTGGCTTTATCAATGCTGATATGAGCGCTGATATATTGCACGTACTCGCACACTATCCAATACCAAGTTGGGAATGGGCAGCGCAAACGCCTAGCATTGAATTGCCAATCTCATTAATCACTAGCCGTAGTCGCGGCCGTGTGAATAAACCCGCTTACAACGGCGTGACTATTTACGGTGAGAACGATAACGGTATCGGCGCTTTAATCAAGCGTACAGGCACAAGCGGAGGCTATCAGCCGACTATGGTCACAAGCGACCTAATGACGGACACAGCAGCCGCTATTAGCCGAGGTAAGATGATACTTAGTGACACAGGCGATATTGGCAACATCGGTATATCAATGCCATTGGTCGCTGATGTAGGCGTGTTAAAACCATCTACACTAATCGGTGTTAATGATGGTGAATCATGGGTTGGTATGGTCAGAGGCACGACTATCACAGGTCGATTATCGAGCAATCGAGCATTAGAGATTGACCAGTCTATTGATGTTGAAAGGCACTTTGATAAGGAGATTGTTTAATGGCAAGCGGCAACCTATGGCAGCTATTCAAAAACGTCACTGAGCAGGGTGCCAAGCAACTTGCGACCGTCATTGATAAGCAAGGCTCAAACTATACGGTAACGATGCAGGGCGGTGGTAATACCATTGTCCAATCCAGCGCCGCTTATGAGCTACAATCAAAAGTCTTTATTCAAAACGGTCAGATAGTAGCGCAAGCGCCCAACTTAACTTATGTAGAGATTAGCGTATGACAGACATTAAAAAAGACGATAGCGTCAAAACTATCAAAGTAGCAGGGCAAGAGATTGTAATCAACCGCGTTAAGGTTAAAAACTTGCACGAAGTAACGCGAGCATTTATGCCATTTGTTGCTGAGTTTGAGCGCATCGTGAAAGCCAAAAAAGGTATGCCAGAGAGTGAATTAATGGCGCTTATCGGTACATTTACAGATGAAACGGTTGTCTTAGCCTCAACACTGACAGACCAGCCGCCGAGCTTTTATAGAGAGCTTGAGCCGCTTGAAATGCTCACCGTCATGCAGGAGGTCGTCGCCCATAGTGGCGATTTTTTTATGCGTCAGATTTTCATTCCCCTAAAGCAGTTGGGGGCACAGCTACACTTACTTGGTACGACAGCTTACTACCATTCTACAAAATCGGACTCAGAGAATCCGACGTCTTAGATATGGTCTTTGGCGAATGGTGGGGCTTATCTAAAGCACTGGCTAAAGATAAGCAGCAAAGCATTAAAGATATGGCGCTTGCAATGCGAGTATCACAAGCGGATAGCAAAGGTTGGAAAGAGTTTATGAAAGACTAGCGTAACAAACCACAATCAACTAAGATTGAGTAAATATAATTTTGGTGATTGGTTATGAAAAAGCTATTAGCGGTAGGTTTGGCATTGATACTTAGTGGTTGTGGTGGAGGTTACGACAGTTTACCGCCACAGGTAAGCGACGGCAATGGCGGTACGATCGGTGCGGGCGGCACCTTTCCTGCAGACAAAGGCGACTGGAAGTATCGTAGCGTTAGTAATGAGGATGGTGTTTTTTCATTATCTGCCAGTATTTATGCTACTAATACCTATACTGTGCCAAAATATCCAAATCTTAAACAGCGCTCATGGATTGAGTTGGAAAAACGAAAAATGGCTGATGAAACGATATCAAAAAGATTTACTATTTTTGCGCCTGAGCAAGTTAAATGTACGCCAAGCTGTGACATTAGGATCAGGTTCAATGGCGGGATATCAGCTTACAGTTTTGAGCAAAGAGTTGATGGGGTGCTGACCCCAATCAATGAGCAGTTATCAGCTGAGCTATTTGACAAAACTACGCAATCTAATAGAGCTACTGTTTATCTGCCTATTGTAGGGTTATCAGATGAAGTAGAGTCTGAGTTTAACCTGAGAGGTTATGACGAAGATAAAATGAAATTTACTGACGAGTAGTGAATTAAACAAACTTAATTAAATACCCTTGCTAGAAATAGTGAGGGTTTTTTTATGTCCATAATTTGAGGTGCGCCATATGGCAGGTGATTTAGATTTTAGCGTACAGCTACGCGTGCTCAATGAGCAATTTAATAACGGCATCAATCAGGCGCGTGACAGATTTACGCAATATGCTCAGTCGGTGCAGCGCAATGTAGCGCAGATGAATACTGATACAGAACGCGCATCTACCATGCTTGCAGGGCTTGGCAACGTAAGCTCAGACAGATTGACGGCTGAGCTACGTGCAACGGCTGACCAGTTAAGAAATATGGGTGCAGGTGCCAATCTATCCGGCGATCAAATCGAGGCGGCTATGCAAGCATCAGCACTACAAGTTACAAGGCTTGGCAGACAATTAGAAGTAGCAAGGTCTGAAGCATTACGATTGAGTCAGACAAGCGCGAGTCCTGAAGATATTGAACAAGCAGCAGCTAATGTCAATCGATTAGAGCAAGAACTTGGACAAGCTCGAAGTGCCAGTGTTAGCCTTGCCAATGAGCTGTCAGGCGCAATGAACAGAGCGTCTAACACTGCTGACAATGCACGTAATGCTATCTATCGCATGGCAAATATTCGAGTGCCTGAGACGATACGTGGTGAGATTGATAGTATCAGCCGAGCTTTGGTAGATTTTCAGAACAATAGCGGCCGCCCTGCTGCTGAAATCGAGCGAGCAACGCGCGCAGCCGAGGAGCAGATCAGACGGCTTGAAAATGAGCTTAACGGTGTTGATGATACGATAAGACGGACAGACACCAGCACAGGCGGTCTAAGTGGCGGTGTCGATAGACTAAAGGGCGCGTTTGGTGGCTTGCAAGGTCTACTGGCTGCTGCTGGACTCGGCATTGGTGTGGCTGAGATTATCGAGACAGCGGACGCATTTAAGAGCTTGGAAGCTCGCATCAAACTAGCAACTGGCGAAGGCGCGGCTTTTGTCACAGGTTTTGAAGGCGTCAAACAGATTGCAAACGAGACATTTAGTAGCATCGAAAGCACTGGCGAACTGTTTGCTCGAATATCACAAGCGGGTGAGGATTTAGGATTAGCACAAACACAGGTTTTAGAAATCACTCGTACCATTAATGAGGCCATACAGCTATCTGGTGGTAGTGCTGCCAGTGCTGACGCTGCAATCACTCAGTTAATCCAAGGATTACAAAGTGGCGTAGTACGCGGCGAAGAATTTAACAGCATCATGGAGCAGGCGCCACGACTTGCTAAAGCAATGGCTGACGGTTTGGGCGTGACTCGTGGTGAGTTACGCGCATTGGCACAAGACGGTAAGCTGACATCAGAGGTGGTTATTAATGCGGTGCAGTCGCAAGGTGAAGCCATCGCCGGTGAGTTTGCAACATTGCCGAATACAGTTGCTAATTCACTACAGGTTGTTAAAAACCAAATATTTAACTTCATCGGTGAGATTGACGGCGCGTTAAATCAATCATCGAAGCTTGCTGAGGCGATTAGCTATATAGGCGACAGCTTGGAGGATTTGGACCCTAGCGTGGTTTCTGCCTTGACGGGCGTATTTCAGAATACGGTCGAAACAGTCGTCACGTTAGGTAAAGGAGTTAAGGGTGTTTATGACATCTTTGTTGATTTAGTCAATACAATAACAGGCGGGTCTGCTGATGCCGCTGAACAAGTCGGACTAATAACCGCAGCCCTCCATGGTCTGAATATATTTATCGGTTTTATTAAAGATGGATTTAGCGCAATTGGGGTCGCGGCTGGATTTGTTGTCGCTAGCCTATACGGAGCTATGTCAGACTTAGCAAACATCGCAGCGAGCATAACTTTTGGTGAGGTATCTGATGGCTTTAAGCGGACTGCTGATGAGCTACAAGCAAAATCAAAAGAGACGTGGGATAGTGCCGAACAGGATGTTTTAAACTGGGAGTCGTCAGGGGCGCAAGCCATTACCAACGCTGCTAAGACTGCAAAAGATCGCTTTGCGGAAATAGCGGCAGATTCAGAAGCAGCCTACAGAAAAATATCTGGAGATGCTGAGGCAACGGCTGAGCAACAAGAAGCGGCTCTTGTTAAATATGCGCTTGATAATATTAAAGCAAACGATAATGTTGTATCTGACAAGCTACGTGTTGAGTTGGCGGAAAAGAATCTACAAGCTGTCATTGATGAAACAGGTCAAGCAACAGTTAGGGCAATGACTGCCAGTGATATCGCTGCTACCGAAGCAGCTAGTAAAGCTGAAAAACTTAATGCTGCTTATGTGTCGATAGCTGAGAGTCTTGGTATTGGGCTTACCAGTAAGTACAAAGAAGTCAAAGCATCAGTGCTAGAGCTATCAGATAGTTTTGATGTGCTCACTGACTCAGGTTATCAAACAGGTGAGGTGCTGTTTGCTGCCTTGAACGACATGACCAATAAGGCTAAAAACACTGACGAGCTGCAAGATATTATCTTGATGTGGGAAGATTTAGGCAAGCAAGGTCAGCTTACAGGCGAGGATCTGGCAGCAGGTCTTGATTTGGCTAATGAGCGACTGGACGCGCTGACAGACGGCGTAAACTCAGTCAATGAGGCCTACAAAGTCTTAGGTCTGACGACACGCGCAGAGGCAGCAAAACAAGCTGAGGCGTACACGCAGGCATACGGCATCATTAAAAAAGACGGTGAGGCAACAGCAGGTCAGTTAATCGACGGCTTTAAAAAATACGCTAAAGCAGCAGTCGCAGCCAATGGCGATGTGGTGACAGCACAGCTCAAAACAGAGGCAGCGCAGCGCGGCTTGACTATCGCAGTTGATGAAACAGGCCGCGTCACATTTGAAAAAATGGGTCAGGCTAAGGCAGCAAACGATAATGTCACTCGCTCAGTCCACGGCATCAGAACAGCCTACGATGGCATATCGAGCAGCGCAGGTAGTGCAGGAAATAGCATGGTACGCGCTGCAAACGAGGCATCATCTGCTTATGATAAGCTGCAAGCTAAGATTAAGGCTGTCAAAGAGGCGCAAGCTGTTAAAAATGGCGATGAAACGTTACGCAACTTACGACAGTACGGCATGGAGAAAGCGCCCGTCCAAGGTAATCAGTTTGGATCAAAACTTGCTGTTGAGAACTTTTTAAAGTCTCAAGGCTTATCGGAAGCGACAGCGATTGAGGAAGCTCGTAAACTGTATGCCAAGCAAGGGACAAGAGACGGTGCGCTAAATGTTGCTAAGCTACAAGGTTATAAAGATGGTCAGGTAATGACGCCTGCTGACATTGAGAAGTTTAAAACGGCGTCAATGTACTTGTCTGAAATAGCAAGCAAGGCGCGTGATGCTGAGCGTCAGCGTGATAGCAGGGAAACCGCAAGGACGGCGACGGCTAGAATCAATACGCAAGAGTATGGACGCTTTGACAGTCAGCCGTCATCATCTAAGACGATTGATGTTAATTTCAAGCTCGGCGGTGCTTCGGCATCGCTTACTATGCCAGAAAATCAAGAAAACGCATTAATGGCGCTGCTACAACAGCTACAAGACAGCAAAGCAATCGCAGGTTACTAACAGCCACTCACTCGAGTGGTTTTTTTATGACTAAAATTAGGAGGAGTGATGCCGCATAGAATCGCAGCCATCGAAACCGTGAGGGCATTCGCACTCTCAAGCACTGGCACGGTGGCAGCTGTCACGGTTGGGCTTGCTGAGCAGCTAAATGCGCCACACAGCTATATGAACCTACAGTTGCCCTACTGGGTTTTTCTACTGTCTATGGTGCTACTTAACTTTATCGGTGCATTTTTCGCACTTAAAACAGACTATATGCAGTCAAACGGCACTAAAGCAGGTAACTTCTTTACAGCGGTAATGGCAGGTTTTGTCTTGTCTTTTATCGTACTACCAGTTGTCAATCCGTCGTCTAGCGTTGGACTCATGCAGATAGCTTCTTTTATTTCCGGTCTATCAGGCACCATCTTGCTGAGAATCGCTATCAACATAATGAACCGCCAAGACTTGCAAGACGCTATTGTTGATTTGATTGTGCAGCAATCCATCAAGTTTGCAGATATTGCGATCAAGCTGGTCACTGACCACGCTACAAAAGTATTAACAGCTGCTTTGGTAGGTGTTGTTGCATCACTTGTGTTGATACCAAAAATCAATACAGGTCTGGACAGTCATCCGATGTCGCAAGAGCAAGAGGAGGTGTCGAATGATAACCCTAATTAATTACTGGGTGCCGTTTTTTGGTTTGATATTGTGCCTAGTGGCTCTCTTTAATAAGCGAGTCAACACTAAGACAGACTTACGCATAGTGGTCGTTGTCATGTGGTTAATCGTTTGGATGACAGTTATCTATTACGACTATCCGTATGAGATTGACAAGGTAATATCTATTACATTCGTCCGTGTAATGATGCTTATTATCAACGCCTTATACATCTTAGAGGCGGCGAACTATATCAAAAAGCAGATACCAATAAGTCTAATCAAATGCAATAAACACGCCCCTTAATGGGGCTTTTTTTGGGGAAAAATATGAGTATTTTTGAAAGTTTGTTTAACAGATTGATGGATCACGAAGGCGGTTACGTTAACCATCCGAGCGACCCGGGCGGCGAAACTATGTGGGGCGTGACAAAACGTGTGGCTCGCGCTCACGGCTATAACGGCCCAATGCGTAGTTTGCCAAAATCCACAGCCCAAGCAATCGCTGATAAAAGTTATTGGCAGGCTGTAAAGGGTGACGAGTTGCCACGTGCTGTCGCTTGGCAGGTAGTTGATGCAGCATACAATCATGGCAACCGTAATGCTGTTAAGTTTTTACAGAGAGCTATTGGCGCAAGTGATGACGGCATCATAGGGCCGCGCACACTAGCGGCAGTCAAAGCAATGGATCAAAACGATATTATCCTACTGTTTAATGCGGAACGCCTAGATTTTTACACTCGTCTGCGAACATGGTCGACGTTTGGGCGCGGTTGGTCCCGTCGTATCGTCGGCAACTTGCGGTGGGCTGCTAAAGATAATTAACCACACTTAGCAATGTTTAGCTGCTATAATGACGATACCCTTCGAAGGTACGTACATATTTTTATTTTTGATAGCTTCAACCTCTAAGCCCGCCATTAATTTGGCAGGGCGTTTTTTTTGTGTCTGGAATTTGGTCTGATCCATTTTAAAAGTCTCAACAACGATTACTATTTGATTACTTTTTACATGCTGACGGAAAATAGCAGACAATAAAAAAGACCTTCAATCATTTGAAAGTCTTTAATGGTATAGCTTATATCTGGTGGGCCCAGTAGGACTTGAACCTACGACCAAAGGATTATGAGTCCTCTGCTCTAACCAACTGAGCTATGGGCCCTAACGTTAGACGCACAATGATACCTGATTTTTTGAATTTTTCAAGTAAAAGATGGCAAGTAACCAATAAATTTTTAATCGGTTTAAAAGCGCATTAAAAGCCACTACCAGCCAAAGTCAGGCTACGCCCCCCATCGATTGTGATAATTTCACCTGTGACATAGTGTGCTTGCACCAAGTACATCACACTGTGAGCAATTTCTTCAGGTTTGCCGATTCTTTGCATAGGGATTGAGTCGATAATATTGGTTTGTTGTACTTCATCCATGGCTTGGTCGCCATTGGGGTCGGGTAAGATATTGACGCCAGGTGCAACACCATTGACGCGTATGTCTGGTGCCAGCTCTAACGCTAGCGACTGAACCATCATTCGATGCGCAGCTTTTGCCATGTTATAGACCGTATAATTGTTAAACGGTCTATCATGCGCGTGAATATCCAATAAGCTGATAATACAGCCTTGCTGATGTTTGAGATAGGGCACTAGCGCTTGGCTCAATAGTAAAGGCGCCTTGGCATTGGTTAGAAGTAATTCATCCCACTGGGTATAATCAATGTTACCAAGCGGGCTTGGGTAGAACCGTGACGCATTGTGTACCAGTACATCTAGCTGTCCAAAGGCTTCTATGATATTTTTAACAAAATCCTCTAACGCTGCACCATGATTGACTACTGCCAAATCCGCAACAATAACCACTGCGCTATTAGCACGGCTTTTGTTAAGTTGGTCAGCTAAGCTATTAGCTTCTTTTTCGCTACGATGACAATGAATAATGACACGGTAGCCTTGAGTGTGCGCTGCTCTGATAATTGCCGCACCGATGCGCTTAGCGCTACCGGTTACCAACATCACCGGAGGTTGGATGTCAGTATTCTTTGATAGCAGAGTGTTAGGTTCTTGGTTCATAGTGACAATGTTTTTTAAAATGCTTTTTAATAGGTGTCATGCGCTTGTAAGTGTTCAATTCTGCTTTGACGTAAGGCTGCTCCGATGGCTGGCCCTTTAAGATCTGGTGCAATATCTGTCATACCGATTGCATGAAAGCTATTTAATGCTAGCATCATCTGACGGTGCTGTGTTGCCAGCTGTAAGACGTGACTGCACACAAGGAGCTGTGACAGCTTATCTGGCTCTTTATGAGCACCACAAGCTTGTATAAGGTCAATCTTTTTGGCAGCGCTCAGACTGTTTATCATGCTCAGCGTTTCGGCTTGCTGAGCGAATAGGGTAGCGAACTGCGTATGCGCTTTGGGGACTTTAGCTTTATTACCGATATCATTGATATCTCTTAGCGCTTTTGATTGGTCATGCGTATGTTCATTATTAAATAGTGACGGGGTCAGGCTGACCACTAACAGGGCCCAACGCTGCGGCAAGTTTAGGCGCATTTGGCCTGCAAAATATAATGCTGTCTGAACCGTCTCTCGTATATGAGTGTCCTCCCAAGCATCATGCAATGGGGCAAAGTACTCTGTAAGCGCACCAATCTCAAACAATTGCTGCCAGTATACTTGCGGTGATAGTTGCATCGTTGCACGGCTCGACTCTTGCCAGATACGTTCCGCACTCAAATGAGCAAGCTCTCCTGAGTTGACCAGTTGACGCATTAGGGTCAAGGTGTCTTCCGCAATGGTAAAACCCAAATCATAATAACGCCCGTAAAATCGAGCCGTCCTCAGCACTCGTAATGGGTCTTCGCTAAAAGCGCCAGACACATGGCGCAGTATGTGACTCTCTAAATCTTGTAATCCTCCGTAATAGTCAATGACATCGCCACTGACAGGGGTATCATCGGTGAGACTCACAACCTCGATAGCCATTGCATTGATGGTCAGATCACGGCGCTGCAAATCCTCTTTTAAACTAACATTAGGACTGGCATGTACGCTAAAGCCTTTATATCCTGAGCCTTGCTTGCGCTCTGTACGTGCAAGGGCATACTCTTCATGAGTGGTGGGGTGCAAAAACACAGGGAAGTCCGCACCTACTTGTTGAAACCCTGCATCAAGCATCTCTGAGACAGTTGCACCAACGACGACGAAGTCTTTATCTTTGACAGGTTGTTGTAATAGTTGATCTCGAACCGCTCCACCCACAAGATAAATTTGCATAAAAGCCTCTTCTTATTGAACCGATATCAGCGGCCCAATCGCAATAAATCAAAAAACCGCCCATGCGTGATGTGCATTGGCCGGTTTTAGTATAGCAAAAAGGCCCTGCCAATGGATGACAGAGCCCTTTTGAATCACATAATCATACGAAGTAGGACGTCTGATTATTTTTCGCTTTCTAAATCTTGTGCTTCAGTCACAGTCAATGCCGTCATATTGACGATACCGCGAGCAGTCGCTGATGGCGTCAAGATATGTACTGGCTTATTCGTACCTAACAAGATAGGTCCAATAGACGCACTGCTGGTTGCCGTTTTAAGTAAATTAAAGGCAATATTTGAGGCGTCAAGCGTTGGCAAGATCAGCAAGTTCGCAGCGCCTTTTAGTGGGCTTGATGGCATATCGTTTAGGCGGATATGTTCATTCAGTGCGGCATCTCCTTGCATCTCGCCTTCAAAATCAAAGTCGACATTCATGTCAGTTAGTAGCTCATGAACCTTGCGCATTTTGACCGCGCTGGCAAGATTTGAAGCGCCAAAGTTTGAATGAGAGACTAATGCAACACGTGGCGTGATACCAAAACGGCGGATTTGATCGGCAGCCAGAACGGTCATCTCAGCCAACTGCTCAGCGGTTGGATCTTCATGCACGTACGTATCAGCGATAAAGATGTTGCGATCTTGCATCAATACGGCATTCATCGAATAAAAATCATTGATGCCTTCTTTTTTGCCAATGACGCTTTCGACATACTTTAGGTGCATCTGGTAGTCACTAAAGGTACCACAAACCATACCGTCAGCATCACCGTTGTCAACCAATAAAGAACCAATCAACGTGGTTTTACGGCGAACATCACGACGAGCAAGCTCGATACTCACGCCGCGGCGCTTGTTTTTCTCGTAGTAGCCCTGCCAGTAGTCTTTGTAGCGAGGATCATCATCTTGGTTGACGATCGTGATGTTTTCGCCATCTTTTAGACGTAAGCCCAACTTATTGATGTGATCGTTGATGACTGCTGGACGACCAACCAAGATTGGCTGAGCCAAGCCTTCATCGACGACCACTTGTACGGCCAATAAGATATTATTGTCTTCGCCTTCACAGTATACGATACGCTTTGGCGCAGACTTAGCGCGTGCAAAGATAGGCTTCATAACAAACGCAGAGTTGTAGACAAACTCAGACAGACGCTGACGATATGCCTTCATGTCTTCGATTGGCAGTGTCGCTACGCCTGAGTCCATTGCCGCTTTGGCAACCGCAGAGGCAATCTCGATGATTAGGTTTGGCTCTAGAGGGCCAGGGATTAGGTAGTCACGACCGAAGCTTTTCATCGTCTCGATGTTTCTGACGTTGGTCGTAGGGGTTGCTTCAACGTGTGCCATTGCAGCGATGGCTTTTACGCAAGCGACTTTCATCTCTTCGTTGACGGTTGTCGCACCAACATCCAATGCACCCCGGAAGATGTATGGGAAACATAGTGCGTTGTTTACTTGGTTTGGATAATCTGAGCGACCTGTTGCCATGATGACGTCTGGACGTACCGCATGTGCCAATTCTGGCATGATTTCAGGTGTTGGGTTGGCAAGTGCAAAGACGATAGGGTCTTTTGCCATACGGCGAACCATATCTTCTGATAGTGTACCGGGCATTGATAGGCCTAGGAACATATCCACATCGTCCATCACTTCTTCGATAGAGGTAGCGGTTGTCTCACGAGCATAACGTTGTTTGGTTTCATCAAGGTTTTCACGACTAGTGCTGATAATGCCGCGTGAATCTGAAACAATAATGTTGTTTTTATTAACACCAAGCGCGCAAATGATGTCTAGACAAGAGATGGCGGCTGCACCTGCACCTGAACAGACAACTTTAATTTCTTCGATTTTTTTGCCAGTGATCAATAGCGCATTAAGCATCGCTGCGGCAACAATGATTGACGTACCATGCTGGTCATCATGGAACACAGGAATGTTCATACGCTCACGTAATACGCGCTCAATTTTGAAACATTCTGGTGCTTTGATATCTTCTAAGTTGATACCACCAAAGGTAGGCTCAAGAGAAGCAACAGCTTCGATGAACTTATCTGGATCATTTTGGTCAATTTCAATATCAAAAACGTCGATACCTGCGAACTTTTTGAATAGAACGCCTTTACCTTCCATCACTGGTTTTGATGCCAATGGACCGATATTGCCCAGACCTAGTACGGCAGTACCGTTAGTGATGACACCAACTAAGTTGTTACGTGCCGTATATTTAGAAGCGAGCTTTGGGTCTTTTTGGATCTCAAGACACGGTACAGCCACACCTGGAGAGTAGGCGAGTGCCAGATCGCGTTGGTTAGCCAGCTGCTTAGTTGGAGTTACTGAGATTTTACCTGGGCGTGGAAACTCATGGTAATGTAAGGCAGCTTGTTCAAACTGCTCTTTTTCTGTACTGAGGTTATCCGTATTCGAAGTGGTATCGTCATTCATAATAATTGCCATGGTTGGAATAAATTGGAATAAATTAAATGGTGATAAAAAACGTCTAACCCTCAGAAATAATTGAATGATTATAATCATCAGCAAAGGGCTTTGAACGTTAAATGACTAACGACCATCGGAATCACGGTCGTTGATCAAAAATCAGGTCAAAAAAGCAATCTAGCAAAAATAGTCATTCTACCATTATTGGCAATTCGCTGCCTAGTCGACCGTATGGAAGCCTGCGAATAATATAATAAAATGATATTCGTTATTTATCTGGTTGATAATGCCAAAAAACACAGACAAATATCAACCTTAATTTGATAATATTTCAAAATATTACAGTATACATCCATATTAAGATGAGCAGCTAATAGGCATTTGCGGTATGTTCGGCGCCGGTGTACTCGTATCGAGATCAGTCGCGATATCTTGGACGTGATAAGGATTAGCTAGCAGGCGATAGACACGATCGACTTCTTCAAACTGACCTTGCTCTGCGGCAGTAATGGCACGCTGCGCCATACTATTACGCAAAACGTACACAGGGTTATTGGTCTGCATATCATTAATTGCTTGCTCAGTTGATGATTGCTCAACCTGTGCCAGATAACGTATAGACCAATCTTGCCACACTTGCTTTGCATCACTGCTTAATTCAGTAGTCATGGTAGTCAGTAATTTTTGCTCATATGGGTGATCGTTCGGCGCGACCAAACCGAGGAGCGCACGGAAACTATTGGTATAATCGAGCAAGTTGTCTTCTAACAACGTTAACCATTCAAAAGCCAAGCTCAAACTCTCACTCTGGTGAGGCAGTCCAAGCTTGCGGCATAGACCTTGCTGATAATGCTGCATAAAGGTTGCTTCGTAAGGTGCCAAGCACTCAGAGAGCGTCTCACGGCTAATACCTTGCAGGCGCATAAAATGCGGCAGCCAAACGTTCAGATTCCAATGACCGATAGCAGGCTGATTCTGATAAGCGTAGCGACCATTATGGTCAGAGTGATTGTTAATCCATGCAGGATTGAAGCGCTCCATAAAGCCAAACGGCCCGAAATCCAAAGTGCTACCTGTAATAGATAAGTTATCCGTGTTCATCACACCATGTGCAAAGCCAATCAGTTGCCAATCAGCAATCATCCGAGCAGTGCGCTCAACGACTGAGGTCAAAAAAGCTACTATGGGCGCATCGCTATCGCGGCACTCTGGATAATAAGTATCAATCATATAGTCGGTAAACTCACCCAGTAAGTCAGGTGCAAAGCTGGCAATCCATTCAACATGACCAAGGCGAATATGGCTATCAGCGACACGCATCAATGCCGCACCCGCTTCGATACGCTCACGGCGCACTCTCGTATCAGAGACAACAAACCCCAACGCATTAGAAGAGGAGATACCAAGCTGCGTCAATGCGTGACCGCATAAGTACTCTCGAATCGTACTACGTAAGACCGCACGTCCGTCACCCATGCGTGAGTAGGGCGTCAGGCCAGCCCCTTTGAGGTGCAAGTCTTGTGGTTGTCCGTTGCTATCGAGCACTTGCGCCATCAGCAAACCGCGTCCGTCACCCAGTTGCCCAGCCCATTGTCCGAACTGATGACCTGCATATGCCATTGCCAATGGTTTAAAGTCAGATGGCACATATTGGCCACCCAATATCTCAACCCAATTGGTCATCAGATCTTCATTGTCTGCCCAACCTAATTGCTGTGCGACTTGGGTATTGAAGTGTCCAGCACGTGGAGTGTCCAGTGGCGTGGGCGGCTGCTCATGATAAAGGCGCGTGTCGAGATTGACATAAGTATTTTGATAACGCATACAGGCCGTTTCCATTAAAATATAAAAGTGAGAATGTCACTATAACATAGCACTCATATGGCATCGTTGCACTCTGTCCATCTCTTGTAATATCTAGCCAAAAAATAAAACTAGCTACTTTGGGTGAGCTGAGTTTAGTGGATTATAGTCGAACCACTATTAAAGTGTT